CATGAGCGGCGACGTGTACGTTGGGATGTTTCGGAATCGTACGGTGCAGCTGGTGGATCAGTGCATTTTGTCTGCTGTTGAGACAGGTGACGAGATCGCTGAAGGTGTGATCAGACCGGCTGCGATTGCGATCATCGCTATGCGGAAGGATGGATCAGAGAGCGGTTCGGACTATGTTGCGCTCTTTGAGCACAACGACGATGTGCTGAATGGCTGTGAAACGACGCGGAAGATCACGGATGAGGGTCAGCGTGAATCTATGGAGGGACTTGCTCTGGCGTATTCACTGGGAATCACTGAGCAGGCTGTCGCGCTGGCTGTGTCGGCGGTGTTTCATGCGGCCATGAAGAATATGATGAGCGACATGATTCAGGATGGCAAGGTGCTTGATAAGCAACAATATCGTGATGTGGTGCGGGGTACTCTTCAGATGGTCAAGGAAGGCGTGGACGAAGCTTTAGATGTGAGTTATGAGGCGTTCTCGCGGCACGCTGATGCGTTCCTGGAGCATGTAAAGCAGCTGAAGGATGCTGGAAAGGGCGACGACGCTGGAAATATTGGGCGTGGTCGGCTATAGTTGAGGCATATGGGCCTGGTCCTGTGCCCCGAGGCGTCGCGAAAACAGGACCTGGTGGAGGCTCGGGGAGCACGGACACGTGCACCCTGCGCGGCCCTGGCCCGTCGGGGAGACTCGGCGGGCTATTTTACTTTCGGGGCGGTTCAGTATCGTTAGCTTGGGGTAACGATACTTTCGGTCACGTTTGGCGAGCTGATCGAGGTCGTGAGGTGAAACGACGGCGGACGCGTCGGTTGCGCGCCCGCCGCCGTACTGAGGGGCAGATGCTGGTTGTGTTGTGAAGCGGCTGAGAGGAGTCGAACCTCCGTCTTCGGATTATTGCATCCGAGGCTCTGCCGTTGAGCTACAGCCGCAAAACCGATGGTGAGCGCGAACCCGCCTCCGGCTGGAGAGAGCAACCCTCGCAAGAGGGCAGATGCGGGAACCCGTCGGCGAGAGTGGCGGCCCTCGCCGACAGGGAAGAATAGAGAAAGGCCGTCGGCAGGATAGGGTGGCTTGGGGGCAGTGTCAAGTGCAGGGTAGCTTTGTTAGGGAACGGGCGTTTTCTAAAAAAGCGTCGTGGGCTTTGATAGTAAACTTGCGGTGGCCTGGTGTGTGGTGGAGGTGTGGGTCATCGGTAGAGATGATGGGATGGGGTGTTGGGCGGGGGTTGGGCGGGGTGAACAGCCCGTGTGGATGGATGCGGTGGGGGTGGTCTTGCGCGCTTGCATGCGCGCTTTGCGCGGGTGGAAATGGGCGTGGACCCGCGATTGGAGGCTGTGAGGGGCGATTTTGTCTGGTTTGCGCGCTTTGCGCGGTTTCCGGCTCTATTCTTTTTATATAAGCGCGTACGCGCGTGCGCGCGGGCGCGCGTAGGTATATAGGGAGTCTCGCGCTTTCTCTTATATATATATTTTCTTCTAGGCGCGCAAAGCGCGCAAAGAGGACATAGAAATGGGCCTGGGAGGCTGTGAGGGGCGATTTTGGGGCCGAGGCGGGGAGGAGTAGAAGTGGACAAAGCGCGCAAAGTGGACATGTGGATGGGGTGTATGACTGGGTAGGATGGATTGGGGCGTGGATGGGAACGGTATTGGGATGGAGGCATTCTGGTGGGGGGAGGGCTTCGGAGGGCTGGCTGTGGCGGCGATGGGTGGGGCAGGGAGGGGTCAGGATAGGGTGCGGGACGGATGGCGTGAGACGGCGTTCTCGTGGCTCTGACGGGATGTTAGGTGTGTGTGGGGGAGATGGGTATGGGATGCGGGGTGCGCTGGGGTAGGGTGAGAGGTGTGCGCCTGTGGGTGTGGTGTGTGGGGACCGGTGAGAGGTGGGGGAGGGGTTTCGTCCCCCATCCACCGCCGCGTCGCGGGGGGTGCTCGCCCCCCTCCTCCTACGATTCCGTCGGACGATAGAACGCTGGGTGATATAAACTGCCGCCTTTCTATTGGGCGATTGTATGGTAGGCGGTTATTGTCCTACGTATGTATGCGCCGATGCGGCTACCCGATCGGATGCCGAACGGATCGCGCGCATGTTAGGACATGCAAACTTGCACTTTTTTTCAACTATTCACTTGACAATCGCCGATGCTGTGGTATAGTGATGATGGTCGGGCAGCGTGCCCGATCGACGCACGCACCAGCGCCGTCTCGGCAAGCGTCGAGGCGGCGCACTGGAGGATCGACAATGGCGACGACGACGAAGCAAGCGCCGAAGCAGGTGCCCGAGCAGGCGGTGACGCCAACAAGCCTTCGGAAGGCGTATGACGGCTTCCTGAAGGCGACGGGAGCGCTTGAGCAGGCGGCGTCGGCCGTCAGGGCGCCTGCTCAGGCGTCGAAGCTCAGCGCCTACTTGGAGCTGAGCGCTGAGAGCACGGTGGAGGCTGTCGAGCAGGCGCTTCCGCGCTTGCTGGCAGCAATCGAAGGCGCAAGGCGTGCAGCGGAGCAGCTGCATGCTGTCGCCAGTCAGAGTCCGTCTGACTGGAACATCCATTCCAGTACTGGCGCGCAGTTGAACCCGCAGCGGCTCGTGAACATCGCACGCGGATCGGCACTTCGCAGCGAAGCTACCGAAAACGCCCGCATCGTGCGGGCGGATCGGGCGTCGCTCAATTGAGCGATAGCGCGTCTACGCCCAACGGCGTAGGCGTGCTTTTACATAGTCGGCAGCGTGCCGCCTACGCTGCCGACGTACGGAATAGGCGGCCGCCTAGTCGGCGCAAGCGGCTTGGCGACGTACTGGACGGGCTTCGCGCATCGCCTATAATGCGCGCAGTCTATCCGGTCCGTCGGCCGGGCTGGGCGGCCTGCATCGGGCGCGATAGCGTCTACGTCGGCCAGTGATTCGCTCTACCTACACTGGTATAGTGGATCGCTTGCCCGCGGAACCCGCGCTATTCCCCACTACATCCTCTACGAATAGCGCATCGCGTAGTCGGCGACAGCCTGCTACCTATTATCCTACGGTAGTATGGCGCAAAGCAGGCCTGCCCGCACGTCGAGCCGTGCGCATGGTAGCCGATGATTCGCCTGTCGGATAAGCTCGCGGTCCCGCCGCCTATTCCGCCGAGTAGGCGGCGTGGAAGGGGCGCATCGGCGCGCGTCTAGCGTCCGGCGCCACCCGTCCGTACCCTGGCCGCATCCGCTACCCCTATCCAGCGGACGGCAAACCCTCACAACGGACGGTCACCGGCCCGAGGCGCAGGGCCCCTATACGCGACCGCATAGCCCTACACGGGGCGAATACCCCGATCCGGTATTCCCTCGGCTCCCTGCGGTGTAAGCCGTACTACGCCCGACGCGACCACTCCACCTCATCCCATGCCCTACTGCCCGCATCCCCGCACGCTCCGCGCACAGCGCGACCATGCGGCCCATGCGGACCCTGGTAGGGCGACAGGACCCATAGGCCCCGCCCGTCCTACCGGATGAGCGGGGCCATTCGCACGCCCCCTCCCGTAGCGGAGCGGTTCCGCCGCGAGAGGCCTACACGGAGGCTCTCTATGCAACACCTCCGTAAGTCCGGCCCCGTCTACGGGGCCTGCCCTGTGCTCCGTCACCCGACGGAGGCATACCACAGCGCCCCCCTCCCCCGTCCCCGAGGCGGGGCGCCCACGGTGGACGACATACCTGCAGCCCGTGCCGCCCGCGCACGGGTCCGTCGTTCACCGCGTCGGGGCCAGATCGAAACTCGAATCTGGCCCCACCCGGCCACGGGACGGCGTCGCCCGCGCCGTCCCCGCAACCGAACGGCGCGGGCCCGAACCCGCGCCCACGCGGCTCTCGAGGCCTGGGCCCGTGACGCCGCCCTGCAGGCCGCCCTGGCCCGCATCAGGGCGGCCCGCTGACCCCCTACCCCCTACCCCCTATCCTCCTACGCAGTCCACCGCTGCCTAGGTGTTTTCCATGCGCCTGTGACGGTCACCGACGCACTGCACGCATCGCCCCTCTACCCACACACCCTGCTGTGGGAGGGGGGCCTTACTCCAAGGAGTCCGCTATGGCCATTCGCGGAGGAAACGTGTATCTCCCGTCCCCCACGACGGTAGTCATCGCCCGCTGGCTCTCGTCGATGTACGAGGACGCCAGCCCTCACATGGACTACCACCACTGCCCTCCGGAGGAGCAGCCTCCGGAGGTGCAGCTGTCCTATGCTCGGCGTATTGTTGCCGAGCTGTCGCAGCAGGAGGCCGCCGGTCACCTCTGGGGCCTGGAGCAGCTCCAGATGGGCGAGACTGCCCTCGCCCAAGCCCTCCGCGAGAGGGCGGGAAGGCTCCGATATTCTCCGGAGCGGAGGGACTACATCGAGGTTCAGGAGGAGGTGCAGACATGACTCCTCCGCCACTCATCGTCACCCGCCACTCCGGCGTAGTCGAATGGCTGCGCCAGCGTGGCATCGAGGGCGAGGTCGTCTCCCATGCCTCGCCCGACACCGTGCGGGAGCGCGTCGTCTACGGCGTGCTCCCACTCCACCTTGCGGCGGAGGCGGAGGAGGTCATCGCTATCGACCTCCCCAACCTCCGCCCTGACCAGCGGGGCAAAGACTTGAGCCCCGCCGAAATGGACTCGGCCGGCGCTCGTCTGCGCCGGTACCGCGTAGAGGCGCTAGATTGACTGCCACCCCTCGTCTGGAGTCTCCAGACGAGGGTTTTCATGGGCCTGTGTGGCCCGCAGGATAGGAGATGCACAAGTAAGGAGGTGCACATGAATCTGCCAGACGGCAAGTGGCTGATCCTCGATGACGATCGCGGGGACCGCTATGTGGAGGTGCTCAACGGCAAGGTTCTGCCTGAATCCTCGCGGGTGAAGGTGCGGAACTTGCTGTTGGATTGGATGACGCAATACGTCCATGAAATGAGGACATATCGCGTCGTCTGCCCGCATAGGGCAGACAGGCCCGCCATCCGTCTGACGCGTGAGCAGGCTGAAAGCGCCATCCAGGGTCCCTACGAGGTGGTCCCTTGGTGGCGTGATTCCTCGTTCCTCTACGACGAGGAAGGGAACGTGTACGTCGAGGTGTACCTCGACGACGATGGCCCTGCCTCGTTGGTGCGGGTGGAGGTGTCGCCGATCCCTTCGCCAAGCGCGTCGAAGACCGAGCGCGAGTTGGTGGAGGAGGTGCGTGAGTTGTCCGAGGTCGAATAAGGAGATGCTGGCATGACTCGCATCGAGCGCGACCTGATGGAGTACTGCGGTCTGACTCGCGCTGAGGCGGAGCAGGCGCAGGACGATCTGTGGGACTTGGCCAAGATTGCCGCCGAGACTGGCGACGATGGCGTGCTGATCGAAGATCTGGAGAGCTTCGGTCTCGACGAGAGGTACGCAGATGACCTTCTCTGATGACTGTGGGAGGGAGGTCACACCCGCACACACCACACAGGAGGACCACATATGACCGATCCTCAACAGCGCGCCGATGACCTCTGCATCGACGACGCACTGGACCTGCTGGACCTCGTCGGCGACGAGGACTACCGAGCACTGGCCAAGGCTGCGGACGAAATCCGCATCGTCTCCAAGCTCCAACGTGGCGCCTATCTCCGCACATCCCGCGGCCAGGCCTACGCCATCGACGAACCCGCCTACGAAGGCGTAATCATCCGCCGCATCGGCTACAAGATGCCCGACGGCTCCCTGGAATACGAGGTGCGCAGGGTCCCCGACCCCGTCCCCGACGCCGTCGCAGCCATCGAGCGCATCCTGGCCAAATACGGCCTGCGCTTCGAGCGCGCCCCCAACGATTCCGCCTCCGTCGGCTATGCTGTCGGCATCAACGGGAGTCGCATCCCCGTCTGACCTCGCTCTCTCTCCCTCTCCTCCGGAGGGCTCGGGCCTAGCGGCTCGGGCCCTCTGTTGCCGCACACCACAGCACGCACCCTGCACGTCCTCACCCTCACCCTCGGACGTGCACACACAGGAGGATCACACATGATCTCTCTGCCCAATGGTAAGTGGCTTGTCCCCAAGCCAGACGGAGACTTCAGCTACGTCGAAGTTGTCGATGGAGAAGTCGTCATCAACGACGACGACAAGATCGTCCGAGACGTAATGCGCAACTGGGCATCCCGCTACAACAAAGACCGTGACGCGTACCGAGTAATCGCACCCAAGTACGGCGACATTCACCCACACAAGCTCAACGAATACGAGCTTCTCAGCGCCATCCAAGGCCTCAACGTGGAAGTCCACCCGTACTGGCCTGGACGTTTCGGACAAGACGAGCTCGGCGACGCCTACGTCTTCATCGACATCAGCCCTGACGATTCCGGCGATTACCACTGGGTCGAAGTAAAAGTCAACCCAGTGCCCAGCGACGGGCTCGTCGGCGGACCTGTCGGCGTCGAACGATTCCGCCGGCAGGTGCGTGACCTGCTGGACAAAGCACGCACCCCCAAAGAGGAGCGCACCCATGCCGAAGCATGACAAGACCAGCACAGCGAACGAGCTGCGAGTGACCCTCCAAGAGGCCATCCCAGAGCTGCTCACCTCTGACCGTATCGCCCTTCGCAACTTGGCACGCAGACTTCACGAGATCGACGAGTACGCGTGCGGCATGCACTGCAACACACGATTCGGTCGTGCCCTGGTCGTCGACGAGTACGACGACGACGGCAAACTCTGGCGATGCTACTACTACGAGCGCAACCTCCCCACCCGCCGCATCCCGCTCAAGCGAGGGGACGATCCCGATTGGGTCTCCGACGCCGTCAACTCCATCCTCCGCATATACGGCGCAACCTTCCACAAGACGTGCCGTGACCCCCGAGGACCAGTCGGCTACATCCGCCGTGAGCGTGACGGTCAGGTTCTCGTCGCCGCCCTCGTCTGGTATTGACGCTACCATTCAGCGTCATGGGCGACACAGGCCTGCTCCAGCCTGCCTCCATCACGTCCGTAGCGCCGGGCAAGCCGTGGACCTCGCTATCCCTTGGTCGTGTGATCGACGCACAACTCGCCATCGCCACGCTCACCGGCGACAACGTGACCACCGTTGACGAAGCCGAACACGTCCGTTACTCCGGCCTCACCTTCCCGCCCAACGCCACGCCTGAAGACACCGCAGCCATCGTCGGCGTCATCGTCTCCTACACCGCCTCCTACGTCAAAGACATCCCACAATGCATCGTGGCCGGCCTGGTCCAACTCCGTAAACCCGACGGCTCCGGCGGCTCCACGCTCGTCGGCGACGTGAAGGCCAACAACTGGCTCACCCTCTCGGGCTCCTCCTACTCCCTCGGCGGCGTTTCCGACGATTGGAACGCAGGCCTCCTAGGCTGGCACGTCAAGGACCCCGCCTTCGCCGTCGAACTCACCGTCCGTGGCTTGCGTGACGCAGGCAACACGGGCACGTGGCAGTGCCGAGCCCTCCTCGACGGCCTCCTCATCGAGTTCATCTACGACACGCCGCCTCCGCCTCCTCCTCCTCCGCCTCCTCCCCCCGTGGCGCCCAACACGCCCTTCCTCTACCCCGCCCCACGCACAGCGCCCGGCAATCCACGCATCGGACTCGCCTGACCTACACCCACGGACACACGCATCGACATGGCCACTGTGACCACACCATTCCGCACCGCATCCTCGTGGACACAATACACCACGAAGGACTTCGAATGGTTCGCCCAGACATCCGACTACTTCACCTTCAACTCCTTCTGCAGATTCGGCAGCAACACGCAGGCCAACCTTCACCCCATCGCCTTCCACGGCTACGACTTCGCGTCCGTCCTCCCCGCCGACGCCGTCATCGTCGGCATCACAACCCGCCTCCGCCTCCTCTATGACGACGGCTCACTCGCCCTCGGCGAAAGCGTGCAGTCCACAGCCCAAGTCGTTGACGCAGCCTACGGCAAAGCCACCGCGGGCTCGTTCACAACCATCGGCTCCAAGACAAACGTCTTCGACGACCTCATTCCCGCAGGCTCCGTCAACAACCCAATCGTTTCTACACACACATTCGGCTCGGATTCCGACCTGTGGTCCGGCGCGCCCACCCTGGCCGACGTGACCGATCCACTCTTCGCTTCACATTACACGATCATCCTCGTCAACAACGGCGTCATGCAATCAAAGAATCCCAACTGGTGGTGCTCCGGCGTCTACGTCCCCCTCAACCGCCTGCCCGAAATCGCCGTTACGTACACCACGGCGTCTCCTCCGCCGCCGCCTCCGCCGCCGCCTCCGCCGCCTCCCCCTCCGCCGCCGCCGGACCCCCCTCCCACAGCCATGCGGACGGTGGGCAATCTGCCAACCTTTGGACGAGAGCCACCGCGACCCGTTATACTCCCGTCATAGCCTGTCCCACTCAACGGGAGTCGCACGCACTCGGGACACGCCCATACGGGCACGGAGGACATCATGTCCGAGACCAAACTCGACGCCACTGTCGGCGCCAACTTCGGCTCGATCGTCGTGCCGAACATCTTCAAGCATCTTCGCGCTGGCCTCAAGGTTGACAGCGATGACAATACACCGATGGCCAGCGCCTTCCGGTCCATCTTCATCCAGCGCACAGCCGACGGCAAGTGCTACATGGCGTCAACTGGCGGCAAAACTCTTCGCGTCGTCCACTGGTGCGAGACGCCGCCTGATGGCGCACCGCCTTATCCGTTCAAGCCTCTGCGATTTCTGATAGACTCTGCAACATCAGACATTTGCAAGGACCGATCCGGCAGTAATGAAGTCGCTGAGATCACACTCCTCAGCGAGCCATCGGAAATCACGCCCGCACAGGTCACCATATCCGGACCACGCAATTCCGCAACAAAACACTATGACATCATTACAGATCACGACGTGCTCAGCGTTTGGGACACGTCGTCAACGAGCAAGACTCCTATGTGGTTTTCCGTACTGCCGACACAGAACACATATGACTATTCCTACAAAGCCCCGCACCACATGACTGTCAACCCAAAATATCTCTACGAGAGCAGCAGGTTCTTCGTCTCTCTCTACAAACACTTCGGCATACACTACAACGAATCCGTCGTTGTCGGTGTGCCTCGAAAGGAGACTGGAGCCACACTCCACCTCTCCGAAACTTTGAACGCCGACGACGATCGCTTTGCTTCCATCATCGTCTCCGTTATAGTCGTTGGCATCGACGACACAGCGGAGGACGGCGTAATCGTCCACCTGCCTCGCGAACTCCCCAACCCATCACCTGACACACAGGAATCGCAGACAACCACCCCCTCCCCTGCTGTGGGAGGGGGGTCCACAGGGGACACACCATGAAACTTCCAGAACAATGGGAGATATGTCCTGTCTTGAAGTCTGAAGAAGACGCGGATGCATATATCCTTAGACTAGCGAATGCGATTCATCTTGGATATAACAGCAAAGCAAGAATAGTGACTACAGATGTAAGTCCACATCCAACGAACTGCGGTTTCGAGTTGTCAGCATATGATGTAATGATGGACTTCAGAAAGACAAACGAAGGATTTTATGTCGTATATCCCTGGATAGTGAATTCCGTAGTTCGTTCCTTGTCTTGGCCGTTTGACATTGAGGAAAAAGCCAAGACCGTGGACATCAAGTCTCGCTTGTTGCGTGCATACATAATGACAGGATGCTTCTCGATAGACGCTGCCGTTGAACTGTGGGAACAAGCGCCGGTGCATTTATATGATGACGATTGGGACAATATCGAACAAATGTGTCGAATCATAGAGATTGTACAAAGTCGCGCTGAGTTTGAGAATGTCGCTCGAAAGGTGATGGACGCTGTCAAGTCTATCATATATCCCGATTGATGCCAAGAACTGCTAAGGAGACACGCCATGACCACACTATCAGCGGATGCGCTCGCCGTAGCGGACACCATCCTATGCGCTGAACGCAAGATGCTAAATGAATGCACATCGATTCGGTCTATCTGGCGTCGCACGTGGTCTCGCATTCGGCGCATGAAGGACTGGATGGACGACGAATATTGCGGCTACGTGAAGTTGCATCCCGAGACTGCGTTAGCAGTGGCTCTCTTGTGTCGTGATCCAGAACGGTCTACCTACGCATGCAAGGCTGCGTTGATCCTGTCCTCACGGCGGTTGTGGTTACAGACAATCTCGAACCCCAGTGTTTCACTGTATAAAGGAGGAATAGCATGAACAAGCAAGAAATCAATATATTCAAAGCGATGCACGATTTTATAGTGTCGGCGCGAACTGCGTCATTGTCCATTCGTGTAGTCTTGGACGAACTGAAAGCGCCGGAGATGGATTCATTGGAATCGAAAGTCCAAGCGACATCAAAGCCTGTCATCCCTACTGCGCTAAGAGATGTAGCGACGCCGTTGACGATGCGATCTTGGAGCCGACGCCTAAATGACGCCAAAGTATGCCTTGATGACATCATCGCAATCCTGGAAGATGGCATCAAAAATGAAGGAACGCAGCCATGACCATCGAGCGCTACAGCGAACGAGGCGCTTACGTTCCATTGTCTCCGCCTACGCCCGAAGGCAAACAGCGGGCGATTGAGTTTCTGCGGAGATGGGTTAAGACCCCAGACAACAGAGGCAAAGACTACTGGGACGAGTTCGAGCGGGAGGTATTGGAATGTCGCAACAAACCGAATACGACAAGATGATCGCTGACCCGCATAAGCGGTTTCACTTGTGCGTCGAGTTGAGCATGATCGAGCCCATCGAAGCTTTGTGGCGTCTGCTCGAAGAGCACAACGTGACCCTGGGCGAACTCGCGCTCCGCGCCAGAATGCGGTTGTCTACGGTGACAGCGATCATGCACGACGAACGTCCACCTGATCTACGTGAACTCGCCCAACTGTTTGCAGCTCTCGACCACGTTATCACCGCAGATGGAATCAAACCATTGAAGGAGGACAGTACGCCATGAACGACTTGGGTCCTGTCGCAGAATGGCTGGTGTACTTCGGCGTGGGCGTTGTGCTGCCTGTCGCCATCGCACTTCTTGCGGCTGCTCTTGCAGGCGGTCGCAAATACTTTGCTCTGAAGGGGAAGGATGATGATGCAGCGAATGAGGCTTTAGTCATATCGACTGTAGTCTGCATGTTGGTGTGGATGGCGGCGCTGTTCATATCGCTGAATGTTCTCATAGACCATCCGCCGCACAGGCAACAGCAGGACGGTGACCAATGCCCCCCGACAGCAACCCAATGATAGACGACTACGCGCGCAGTCTATTACACCTCTGTACCTTGTTTAGCCAGCACATTGGAAATGAATCCGCTGTCGCCATGCGCATCATAAACCCAATCGCTGACTGTAGAGGTTGCGAAATCAACATTGAGGCTGACGCGGGCTCTGCGAGAATCCATGCATACCCTGAAACCCTGGACGAGGGCGAAGAGGTTCTCGATTTTATTGTGTGCAACCTCACTAGATACCACGGGCAGTGTCGTTTATGTCCGATTGTCGCTGTTGTCTTGTCAGCTGCATGGAGTCTCGACGCAGCCAATGCCATATTATCCAGCCGTTACATTTACCAGAAACTCATGATGCGCAGCGAGTTCAACAAACTACTACGCCTATGCACACGGAAACCCGAAACGATATCTGGTTGGTATCGGACTCGTAGTCAAATCTTGTCTTGCACAAACACAAACACCAGACTCACGTGATCGCCGTAAAGTCTCTCCACGCCCGAAGGTCGGGTGCGGAGATGAATCGGCATGGGCTAATCAGCCCGCAAGAAAGGAGGATGCACAATGCATCTCACCGGCGAACTGGTGTCGGAGACGGTCGAGCCCAAGACTGTCTTCGACGAGGAATATGAGGAGCTGGAGCAGACTCAGCAGGAGGCACAGGAGGCACACGCTGGCGTAGGGGCATGAGACTGGAGGCCCCCCTGGCCCCTGCGGTCGCAAGGCCGCAAGGGGCCTTTCTTATGCAGTCGTTCGATGGTCGAACGCTGCACTTGCAAGGAGACGGTTATGAGCAAGAAAACAAGCGAGTAAGAAAAGGACTTGTTGAAGTCGCTGGCTACTGAGGTCGCACACCTCCAGAATGCCATATCGGATCTGACCCACACCGCAATGGATGTTGCAATGTTGGTTCATACCGACGACTACCAGCAGCGTCTGGAGCTGGTTCGACACATTCTGTACTACGTGAAGGAAGCTACAAGCCCCTGGATGAATCAGCGCGTCGGAGACTTCTGCCGATACTTGAGCGCCAGCAAGCGCGACGCGGCCCTTGAGGCTATCGCATACGTGGATGAGGAGGAGGAGGAGGAGGACGACACCTGACGGGTGAGGAGGTAGCTGATGTCCAACGGACGCATTGATGTATTCAGGTCCTACAAGGACCTTTGCAGGTGGCTCGGACACGAGCCGCATCGCAGGCCGATGACTCTGGAGGAGTATCAGCTGTGGAAACTCGCTGCCGAACGACTACCGCTCGCCCACCGCGTCCACGGGCTCTTCGGCTTCGGCGTCGATCAGCACTACGAGAAGCATCTGGCTGAAATAATGATCCGGCGTTCAATGCAGTTGCGTTACAGTCGCAGGCTCGACAGGATCCGAGTCTATACCCGTACTGTGTTCCGGCGCTACCGCGATGGGTTACGCCTGATCGCGGAGCGCGCGGAGATGGGCGCCACACCGATGTGGCAGGTGGAGCGCGGCTTTGTGGAGCTGTCGCCGCGATCGTTCAGCGCACGGCGTGCTGTCAGACACGTAGCGAGGGATCGCATGCAGTCTCGCACACGGCGCGGTCTGCGCGCTCCCGATGGCGGCCTATGGGGCGTGCGAGAGTTTTCCATAGGAGGCGGCAAGCTCATCTCGCCTATCATGAAAACGGTCTGGGAACGTCCTGCTCTTGTAGCCAACACGTTCGATGACTCGACTGAGGTGAAGGGCGCTGCTGGCATCCATGCATGTTGGCCAGCGTGGCCTCACGCATGTCGTGATTACTCTGCCGCAGTTTATGGATTGGTTCGTGGCTATGGCCGCACCGTACAAGGCGACAACGGCTGGCGCGCCGAGCGCGTCATCATCGAGGCGCTGCTGGTGCGATCCAGGGATCTGGAGAAGGAGCTGCGCCGGTCATACCCCGAGGCGTTGGTGCACTACATCCCGATCGACGAACGCATCTGCATCCGGAACGATCCGTTCGAGCGGATCATGCTTCATTACTCTATTCGCATGAAGGAGGAGGTCGCGTAGATGGGCCGGCACCCCGCACTACGTTCATGGGATGACATGATTGAGTATTACAACTTCATCGGCGACACAATCTTCGAGCCGCAAACATGCACGGGTTCGTATATTGCCAGCCGTGCTGCGTGTCTGCCATTGGGCCATCGTGTCTTCCGGCTCAATGCGTTCGGTGTGCACGCAGGAGAGGTGTCTGCCCTGAATGATCTGCTGGCGAAGCGCCATGCTCTGCTGTCGGAACGGAGTATGCGTCGACTCCGTCGTGACACTCCTGACTGGGAGTTTCCCGTCCGTCGCTATCGCTGTGGAGCCGTGCTGGCCGCGAGGCGCATGAGGTTTGGAGGCCCGTACCTGTACCGCGTCTACATGGATGGTGCGCCTGTCGTCGATCTATACTACCACGATAGGCGCACCGCATTACGATGCGCGGTCTACGCCCTCCAATGCACAGGCCGACACAGATATCGCCGTGGCGCCAAGTCGTCTGACGGCGGCCTGTGGGGTGTGCGGACATTCGAGACTGTCTGGAAGCATGGCCGGCGCTGGCTTATGTCCCCTTACACACACACCCTATGGACAACACCAGCGCTCGCTGAACGAAGGTTCGATGATTCGAACGAGGTGCGCGAAGCACGCGGTATACACGCCAACTGGCCAGGACGGAGGCATGCGTCCAGAGGAGTGAGCTGGCTACCCCTGTTGGAAGCACACACGGCTCTGGCGCTGGTTCGTGGCTACGGTAGGACAGTGCAAGGCGACGAAGGCTGGCGCGCCGAGCGCGTCATCATCGAGGCGGTGCTGGCGCCTGAAGAGCGCATGGCGCGCGAGCTGCGCCAGACATACCCAGAGGTCAACGTGATCCTGTGGAAGGACGGATACGAGAGCATCAATGCGTTCAACGACCCCCTCGACGCAATCATCCGAAATGACGCAAATCAGGCGAAAGCGACATAGCACTTCCGCATGCCCGACGGTCGGGCGTGAGATCGCACGCAGTATCGGCCAACATAAAGGAGCCACAAAATGAGCGAAAAGTCGAAAGCCAAACGCGACGCCAAACAAGAGGCCGTCATGGACTCGCTTGCAAACAGCGTAGATGCCGTAGTTACTTCAAAATGGAATCTGGCCAAATACGCCATGCGTTTCGCAGCCTTGGTCGAAGATGACTACCAGCTCCGCGTCTGCCTGGCAAGACATATCGTGAACTACGTGTGCGAGTCCAGTCCACTTTGGCCGTCGATACGCGTCGGAGACTTCTGCGAGAACTTGCGCGCTGGGAACATCGACGACGCTATAGCCGCCATCGGCTATGACCCTGACGAATGCGAGTGCGAGGAGGAGTCATGCTGATAGAATCATGGAAAATAGATAAAATCAAACCCTATAACAATCACCCACGGGTGAACGAGTTGGCGGTGGCCGCAGTCGCCAAGAGCATCCGGATGTTCGGCTTCCGCCAACCGATCGTCGTCGACACCGATGGCGTGGTCCTCGCAGGCCACACCAGACTCAAGGCCGCTTCGATCCTTGGTATGGAATATGTTGATGTGGATGTGGCGATTGGGATCGAAAGGGAGAAGTTACGTGCCTTTCGGCTCGTAGACAATGCAATCCACGAGTTATCACGTTGGAACAAAGACCTCTTGGCGCGCGAACTTGAAGCTGTTCGCACGGCTGGAGTTGATGTATCACAGATGGGATTCGATCGTGATACTCCATAGGGACCCAAGGAAACCGAGGGCTATGACGAATGACTAAGAATATCGCACAAGGCAACACTGCTGCAGATATAAGCGTGCCGGCGCACATCTTCGTTAGACGACCGAACGGCAAACTCATAGATTTACATATTCGCAAGGCGTCTTCACGGCCGAGAGGCCGCGCTGAGTCTTTTCCCTGCGCTCGACGTTCGGGTGCGGAACCACACACGTGCGATAACACGCCCTAACAAAGGAGGTACACCGATGTACACAGCATCGTCAGTTTCCATGGAAAAACTGAAAGAGGATTTTGCTGCTGTCGCCGAGGAACCTGAGATTCTTCAGCGGATGTTGGCGTACCAAGGCGCACGAACGGCTTTGGTCGATGCGCTCGTGAGCCGTTATGGCGCAGCGCCTGAGCGACATCTTCCTGCTGCTCGTGTGCTAGATTGGGCACGAGGTCTCTCAAGCGCTAGCCTCATTGTAGTCGCAGAGGCATATCTGCAAGAGCAGGAGGATCAACAGTAACCTGAACAACATATGGAGATGCATAAATAAAGGAGCAACCAAATGAGCAATAAGACGGAAGAAGCGAGTGAGAATATTTACACTGTTCCTATTGACGATCAAAGGGCGATGACTCTAGCTTACATCGTGTGGGATATTTTCTATTACCTTGAAGGAGCAGTCACAAAGATCAGGCTAAGAGATTCCCTGATTGAAGCACTAAAGGAACAAGGTGTTCGATTGTATCCAGGTTGGTATGTAGGTGTCTTCGGCGAAAAGAAGATTTCCCTGATGCGCATAGGTGAAAACAACACAGTGTTGGCAAATGACGTTTATGACGATATGGAATCTGCATGTAAGCGTGTTGGCGTCTCTATCGAAGATGCTCCTGGGACGGACCAGGCTGACTGGCTGCACGGAGCCAAGCATCTTCTCATGTGGTTGATCTTCGATGTTGCTTTTATACCGCCCGACGCCGTCGTTTACGCACCTTTGCTGTTGGGTGGTGACAAGGACGAGACAAATGGCTGATCTGCAAACGTTACGGCGAAGGATGCCTCGTCCTCCACTACGCACTATCTCCGCAGCAACCGCAGGCGCCGCGGTCACCGCAGCCGCAGTCTACTTCGCAGGGCCCGCCGCATTGTCGCGCGTCTTGTCGAACTACGCATCCCCTATGGCCGTGGTCGTCGCAGGCGACGAGGTCATCATCGAGGTTGACGACTGCTACTGGTATGCCCGCATCACGACGACGGCGCCTGCCCGCGTCCAAGGAACCAATGGCCGACCTATCTGGATATTCCGCGCTGACCCTCGCTCACGGTGGGCGCAGGGCTCCGCGGGCGTCCCCGCAGCGCCGGGCTGCTCGCCCGAGTGGCTCTCAACGCTGCCATGACACGGAGGCTTCTCATGCCGAAGACAAAGCAGAGACCGAAGTCCACACCCGCAGACGTGTTCGATGTCTACAGCCGTGCGGGCAGACTACAGAGCCAACTCGACATCGCCATCGCCTCCTGCGACCCTGACGTTCGTCGATGCTTCGAAGCGCTTCGCGAACGTCTCACACGTTTCCATCCCTCGGACTACCCAACGTCCGCTCTCGACCAGGGCGTCTACTTCTATGAAGTATGGGCCATTCTTGGCTCTGTGCGCCGCATACTCCGCGTTCTCGAAGAGCCCAACAAGATGGCCCGCCGCTACAACCGTGCATCCGAAGACGACATGTATATACTGCCCGTCGCCACAATCACCCGTCTAAACCGCATCGCTGTGCACTGCGACGCCATGCTCGACGAGGCCGAATCCCTATTGACCACATTGACTGACAACGCTCGTAGGAGGAAGCAACCATGTCCCGCGAAGACCTGATCCGTCGATACGTTCACTGCCTCATCGAACTCTTCGCAACACTGCAAGAGCACACGCTGACCGGACTCATGCGTCTGATCCCCGACACGCGTATGGGCATCATCTCACACGAAGATGTCTCGAAAGCCCTCTCCCGACTTACAGAAGACGGAGCCATACGCAAAGTGTCTGCGCTCGAACCTCCCCTATACACGCTCCTGAAACTGCCGGAATACAACAGCGAACTACCCCACATCACATACAACTTCGAGGTCTGCGACGCACAGAGGATTCAGCGCATGGTCTCACGAGCATTCTGGGCCATTGCATACTTACCACGTTGCACACCATCACCCCCAGAGGGGCTACGTTCACTCATCGACGAGCTCATCAAGACTTACCAGAATCGCGTTCGTTGACGCGACGCACACAGGAGGACTGCAGCCATGCCATACCCGTCCGACGACTACCTCGAACCCGCTCCCATCGACGACGACACATCCGTCGAAGATCCGTGGGACGACGACGACTACTACAACCATTCACGCTACGACGACAGCCCCGCAGACCCAGACAACGAAGACCCTGACCCATACGACCCCACCGAGTGGCATCCCGACTACGCTACGCCCGCCCGCAAAGACGCGCTGGACCCCGAACACATAAGCCAAATCCTATCCCGCTACCTTTCAGGCTTCGATCGTGACACACTCGCTGAATCCGCAGCCCTGGCCCTCTTCAAGAAACTCGATTCCTACGTCGCCGCTCTACGCAAACACAACATCACCCACAGAGAAGTCATCAATCACCTCACCGAATACATCGAAGCCCGCGAACGGAACGAATCAGCATGAGCGACCCCCCTCCCACAGCCGGCCTGCACTCACAGCACGACATGGACGACGCCGCGATCAACACCTACCTCATGAACAAAACACCTCCACACCTCAAACCCTACAACATCACAAAGGATGAGATTATCGGTGATTCCTACACGGCATACTACAAACGCATCCACAACATCATAGCGATGTGTCGTCTATACACACGAGACGCATCTTTCTATCCACGCCTGAACGCATACCTCAACAACGCGATAGCAGCCACAGATGCAGCCGTCCACGAATACCACACCATGCAAGACTCCCCATCTTACGCTAAGTTCGCATCTATCGCAATCACACTTGAACTACTGCGCCAATATGCCAAAGAGTATAGATACAGACAACACTGGCCCGACTGCCTGTTCACGGAACTGCCTCGCCGCAACTGATACGCGCCCTCAACCCACAGGAGGATACAGCAATGACCGACGACCTTCGCAAACTGAGCGGATTGACCATCTCAGAAATCCTCGACAAGAGCGCACGATTCCCTCTTCCCATCTCCACCGTCTTCATTCGCATCGTCGAGGTCGCCGTGGACTATGTTCTCAAAAGCCCCGCGCCCGACACCGAAGCGGTCAACGAAATGCTCACATCCCTCGTAGACCTCATCTATGAAATGGCAGCTGTCCTCCCACATGGAGAGTGGTGGACCAAGAAGTTCATCAACGACATGGACCACATGGGCAGCATCGCTCACGCCATCCAGCGCCTCTCGTTCCTGACGAACTCACCTGACTCCTCTGACTGATCACCCTACCCCATGTCCAAACAGCGAACTGCGACCACCATCGTTCCATACTTCGGAGCAAAGGGACGCCTCGGCTCCAAGATCGCAGAACTGCTCGGACAGCACACCACCTATTTCGAACCGTTCTGCGGCTCCCTCGGCGTATTCCTGGCCAAGCCACCCTGTCGCATCGAGGTGCTCAACGACGCCTACGCCGACCTCATCAACCTTATCCGCATCATAGCGCATCCAACGCTCCACCTCCGCCTCTACCGCATGCTCCGCCGCCTACCCTCCTCCGAAGACCTCCACCGCGAATACAGACAACTCCTCACGCAACCATTCGATCTCTCCTCACCAAACCTCGAACGCGCCGTCGCCTTCTTCTACGTCTCCTTGACCTCTCTCGCAGGCACAGTAGGTGTGCGAACAAAGCCAGCGTTCGCCGCCAGATATGACATGACAGGCGGCACATCCGTCTCTCGCCGCCGCTGCGCAGTCAACTCCATCCCGTTCTTCTTCCGCCGCCTCCGCGACGCAATCATCATGAACCGCGACGCCTTCACCCTCATCGACCGCATCCCTGACACACCCGCCACCGCCATCTATTGCGACCCACCCTACCTCTCCAAGAAAGGCTCCTACATCCACGACTTCACGGACGACGATCACGCACGCCTGTCCGACTCCCTCTCCCGCTTCAAGCACGCCCGCATCGTCGTCTCCTATTACGACGATCCACGCCTCCATGACCTCTACCCCAACTGGACATTTGTTCCCGCCCCCATCCGCGCAGGCCTTTCCTCACGTATGGCTCCGGAGATGCTCATATGCAACTTCGAGCCCCCCTCCCACAGCAGTGATGATTCGCCGCTATTCACACCAGGAGAGACGCAATGACTCCGTTGGACAAGACGCCAACGTCTGTGCCTCTCCACCTCACACACCTGTGGCCATCCTTCTCACGAGCCGCAAGAGTCCTCAACCTCGACCCCGCCGAAACCTACGCCACGCTCTACAACCGTCGCATACGCACAACGGTCGGCGCATGCATCCATCGATACTCACCCACCGAACGCGCCGTGATCTACATCATCATCGAACTCATGCAAAGCGCCATCATCTCCCCATCACTCAAGGAACTCTCGGATTTCCTGCACATTCCCCGCTCCACCATCAATACCTGGCGCGTCACCACAAACCGCCACTCCATCGATCTCTCCCGCATCCGCAGTCGCTACGCCAACTACACGCCAGACACCGGACCAGCCCCAGCCGACGACATCAACGAAGCCATCATCGCCACCATCAAAGCGTACACGCCCAAGGTCCGCCAACGCCGTTCACGCAAACCCAAGCCCAAACCCGTCGTATACTCACCGCCAACCTGACGGAGGGAGACCATGTCCAACCTCACCGTAGAGACGGATGTCGGTCCAGTTCCCATCCGCGTCACGCTCTTCGAACACGTCGGCTACATATGGCACGTCACCGCGCGCTACGGCGACCTTCCTCCACACTATCACGCCTGGATGGCCAAGCGCCACGCCGAACCACACCCGCAACTCGCCTTCGGATTCCGCACAGCTGACGACGCCATAGCGTGGCTCATCGACGAACACAACGCACAGAAGACGCAGAACGCCACGGAACCCGATCCATGATGAACCGCCAACCGTCCAAGCCTGCGGTACGTCTTGAGGTGTTGCCCCCCCTCCCACAGTGTAGGGACTGCGACACCCACATCACGGCCCACAATCCTGGCGTGCCGCTGCGACGCATCCCATCCAACGCGCCGTCGGACGCGCCAGCCATCCTCTTCGTCGGCCAGAATCCTGGCTACACCGAGGACACGCACAACGCCGCCTTCATTGGCCGCTCGGGCGTCATCCTCTGCGGTGGTTGGCGTAGCGACAACGAGCACCGCTTCGATCTCCACCCATCAACGCCCAATCCGCCCTCCACCTTCGTACCAGGCCCCTACGTAGACGGCGCTCGGCTCCGCGACCGAGCTCACCTCTACGTTGTCAACGCCGTCCGCTGCGCCACACCGTCCAACTCAGTTCCACCCGAACGCTCCCTCGCCGCCTGTTCACGCCACCTCATCCACGACATCCATGCCCTTGCCGCCCGCCACGACCGCCTGGCCATCGTCTGCCTCGGAGCAGTCGCAGTCCGAGCCATCTACAAGCACATCCTCGGATGGCCCTCCAAGCGATGCACGCAGACCGAAGCCTTCACCGTCAACGGCGATCCGCAACCCATCATCGCGGGCCGCCCCATGCCCGTCTTCACGACATACCACCCCGCCTACATTCTCCGCAACCCCAACGCTCTCAATGCAGTCAAGGACCATCTCACGCTTCTCCACACGCACTTCCTCACGACCGCAGCGTCCTCGATCCCGTCCCTGAATATCGTGGAGCCAGGACCGCCATGCCCCCCGCAAACCCAACGTCCCAACCATCCCAACCATCACGCATAATCTCGCTCGACATCGAGACCTACGGCATCGCAGCGACGAACTGGAAGGGAGCCCCCCTCCCACAGCAGAGGCACATGCATCCCGCCCGTTCGCTCGCTCAAGACGGCGTGTCCCGATCCGACCTCATCCTCACGTGCGCCGTCACCCGCTGCACCATAGACCAACCACAGGACCATACCCCGCAACCCCAACTGTGGGAGGGGGGTCCTTGGCCTGCCAGAATCACGCCTCGCGAGACTCGGGTCTTCCGCCTGTGGAACCCCACGCACAAGCGGTGGCTTTGCGATTGGCTTACATGGTGCGATTGCATCATCGGCCAATCGCTCCTCTTCGACCTCTCCTATCTGCGGGCGTTGCCCCGCTTCGCCAAGCATCTGCCTTATGACAAACTCCTCGTTGATCTGACCGTCCTGAACTTCCTTGATGACGAGTCTCGACCTGAACGTTCCCTGAAAGCGTTGTGCCGCCTGCTCGGCGTCGCACGGTACGACGAGAAGGCGATGCTCGCACGCTCCGGCGAGTCCCGTTACCCGTCCGCGGACGATCCCGCCCTCGCCGAGTACAACGCGCAGGACTCGCACAACACGGCTGCGGCTGTCGCCATACTCACTCAGCGATTCATGGAGCGTGAGCCCGCTCGGGCCAAGGTCGCATTGTCCAACCGGACGCTCGCGTTCTACTCCGACTTGATCTGGTCCTGCCTGCACATGATCGAAGCGGGCATTCCCATGTCCCGCAACGCGTTGGAGTCCCTCCACGCCAAGTGCGCAGCGGAGCTCGAAGCGTCGCGCAAGGAACTCATCGAACGACACAACATCCAGATTTCCGGCGCAGGCTCGTCCATCACAGCCAACGCAGTCGCAGCTCCCGACACACCATCGCTCTCCGACGATCTCGCCAAGCCCAAGTCACGCATTCAATGGATCGAGGAATCGTTCAGGGCTGTGCCTTCGTCCATGTGCCGCAACGTCTTCAACGTGGACTCACCCGACGACATCCCCCTCCTCAAGTACACGAAGACAGGCTTCATCTCCACGGACCGCACGAATCGCGCAGTGCTCAAGTCGCTGCGTCCCGACCTCGCCGACGCCATCGACGCATGGGACCGGCACGACAACGCCAAGAGCCTCATCACCCGCTACCTCGATCCGCTCCTGCGAGACCACACCTCAACCACCATCGACAACCGATCCTGCGCTGTGCATGTCGGACCTGACGATCCCGATCTCCTGATGGGCTGGCCCTCCATTTTCATCGTGCCTGCGCCCGAGAAACACGGACGAGCGTCGGGCGGCCAGCGGCACATGCGATGCTCCTTCAAGCGTCCCGCGGCTCAGACGTTTCCTCCGGTGATCAAGGCATGCATGCGCAGCCCGTGGCCCGACGGCTTCATCGTCTCCTACGACTTCTCTCAGATCGACCTCCGCGTCGCCGCTCTGCTCTCCGGAGACGAAACTCTCGTCCGTAACTACAAGGAGGGCAGAGACCTCCACGCAGACCGCGCCATTTCCATCTTCGGCAAAGACATCGTGAACGATCCGAACTTCGGTTGCGGCGACATGTCCTGCGATCCCCGCCAATGGGCCAAGCGGATCAACTTTTCTGACCTCTACCTCTCCGGCCCGCACACCATGCAGAAGAACCTCTACGTGGAGTCTGGCGTGCTGTTCCCTCTGGACTTCTTCAGACGCATCGTAGATGAGCGGAAACTACTCCGTCCTGGCCTTACTGCGTGGCAACAATCCCTGCTCCGCGAGGCTGGTCGCACGGGTCGTGTGTGGCTTCCTCTCCTCGGCCAGGCGCGCACATTCGCCACGGACAACACGACCCCACACAAGAGCGAGATCGTGAACTTCCCAGTCCAATCCGAAGCGTCCTTGACCACGATGTCCATGCAGATCGCCGTCCACAAACGCCTCACGAACCGCGGCGCCCTCCATCCCGCCGTCCGCATGTTTCTCAACGTCCACGACGCAAACTATTTCGTGGTCGCCAGTCGAGACGCCTACGACAATGTCCTCAAGCCAGCCATCGACGATGCCTTCGAGGAGCTGACGACGACCGGCCACTGGTCTGATCTCCAGCGTCACTACGGCCACGATGTCCCATTGGCCATGTCCATCTCAGTCCCCGAGCCTGCTGAGGCTGTGGGAGGGGGGCGATAACGGAGCGACGGTCATGGAGCGACAGGAGCGATCCCCGATTCATCCCCAGTGGCATGTGTCCCTGCTCAAGCGGCGCATCCGGCTCTCGATCTTTCTGACGTGCGGCGTCCCGCTCCGCGTTGCCGCTGCCTTGTGCGACTGCAACGAGCGCACGGCTCGGGACACGGCGGCACAACTTGGGCTGCCCACGAACCCCCCGCTCGACAAATGCGCCATGCGTGCCATTCGAGGCGTTCCGCCCTCCCAGATGCTCGATATGGCTGCGTTCCTGAGGACATCTCCGGCGGTCGTGGCTCCGCTGATCCGCGGCGTGGACCCTCCTGACGTGCTGTCTCGCATCGCCATGGCCATGTCGGTGACGGCCTGCTGGGCCAGGCTGTGGGAGGGGGGCCCTCGTCTCTCTGTGACGCGGGATTGGGGCACGGCGTTCGGCGAGGCGTATCGAGACTCGCACAGGCGGGCTATGGCCGCTATACTCAGGGGCAACCCGTACCACACGCGACCCACGGGAAGCAGGTCCACGTGAGAGCGGTGGTGAGGCGACGGCATGGCTGCTCTTCCTCCGATAACGGTTCTCATCGATTCACGGGAGAAGACGCCGCTGCCGTTTCCTGCACGGATGACGTGTCTCGATCCGAGGCATTCGCCCACGTCGTGCCGCAAGGTCTCGGTCCGCGTTGTGACGAAGAGAAAACATCTGGAGACCGCTGATTATGTGCTTGCGGATGAGCCTGGCGTGGTGTATACTGCAGGCAGGGGGGCGAGCGGAGTCGGCGTCGTGGAGACGAAGCGATCCATCGACGAGCTTGCGGCGAACTGTCTCTCGGCGTCGGGTCGGCGTGCGTTTTCGCGGATGCTGGCTCGAATGCGAGAGGCGTTCCTGAAGCCATACCTGATCGTGGAGGGAGGTCTCCACACGCTGGCCATGCCGCCGAGGCACTTCCCCAAGGTGATCGAGCCTGGGTTGGTGGTCGACGCCCTGCTCCGCCTAACGATGGAAGCAGATATTCCAGTGATTCCGCTGGGCACGGTTTCTCTCCAGGGGCGTAGACGGATGGGAGAATATGTCGCTAGAATGCTGCTGAACGCAGCGTTGGCGGCAAAGCCGACGCAAGAGCCAGCGGAGGCAGGACTATGCCAAATCCAACGTTCATAGGAAACATGCCGGAGCCTGTGGCGAATCCTCAGGTGGCGATCTCCGCCAATCACGGCCCGCTCATCATCCTCACAAAGGGCGCCGCACAAGCGCAGGATGATCCTGATAATCCTTATGAAGTCGCTTCAGGTGTCGACGCAAGAGCAAACAATGTGTTCATCACACGCACGCAAAACTATCCACTTCTGAATCTGTATTTGCTTATCGAAGGAACGCATACGCCAACGCAGTCATGTATCGCGCATGCATATGGTCTGGTGCCCATACCACCTATAGGAACACCACGATTGGATGGTGTGCCTCTACAGTTGAGTGATGTTTCCGTGATTGCAACCGATTTCCGCACAAACTCTGAGGTGGCCAACGTTGATGAGTCTGTGCCCAGGGGATACTGGGTTCCGCTGCTGAGACCCACCGATGGCGCGCACGATCTTGACTTCGGACTCACGCCCGAGGTGTTCATGGATGGCACGTCGCTTGATTTCCGCATCTACCACAACAACGCGTTCGTCTATTGCGGCAATGTGGATTATGTCATGGTGCTCATCAAGCAAGCATATGTTCCTGCCGTGACCGCAAGCGCTATCGCTGGTCAGTTCTACGGATGATAGTTATGGTCGTAATGGGTGATCGTCATCATGGCGTCTGATCCGTTTGGTGTTCCTGTGGATGGTTTGTTGCAACTCGGCGCTACGGGGATACTCGCGGCATCGATATTCTACATGATCAAGACGTTGATCCCCGCCATGAACAAGAGGACGGATGAGGTCACGGACCGCATCATCGATGATCTGAAGAACGATCGGAAGGCTTTTCTTGAGCATATGCAGGAGATGTCGCAACAGTCCCACCAATGGCAGACTGAAGTCGTCGATCAACTGCAGTTGCTCTCCAAATCAGTCCAGCGCATGGCGGTCGCCATCGCCATCACGCGGACGGCCAATGAAGGCAATCCCGAACAAATCATGAGAGACATCGACGCCATCGTCAACGGCGTCAAGGGCGTCAGGCAGGCAGAGAACACGACAAAGCAGGAGGACGCATCATGAGCGTCACACATATCGCAAGCGTCACGAGAATCGTGAAGCATGGCAGGATTCCAGGCATCGCCTGGGTTATCGGACTGTCCGCCGTGCTCGCAGGCTGCGGCGGTTGTGTCTGCGTGGACTCAACGACTGCGAAGGCATACGCCGACGCCACGGCCACGGAGTATCGAGCCTACGTGGAGAACGATCCCAACTTGACGCAAGAGCAGAAGGACCGTAGACTCCGCGCGATCGAAGCGTTCGTGCGGCTCGCCGATCAGGTCGAAGGCAAGAAGAAGAGCGGATCGTGAGGACGCCATGAACGATCTCGAATCCTTCATCCAGGAACTTCTCGAATCCTCTCAGGACGCGCTCGACGAAGTCCTCGACGGCATCGACGACCCGCAGACGAAAGACGCCGTCCAGGCAGCCGCGTCCGACATCGCCAAACTCACGGCGCAGTGGATCGCCAACCCAGCCAATCGACAGGACATCGAGCGAGAGATGCGCTTCGCGGCCTCTACGATCGCGAGCACGCTCAACTTTGAACGCAATGAAGCGATCAAGACCTTCATGCATAAGCTGGAGGAGCCGCTGGGGAGGCTCGGCTCCATCCTGCTGTCGCTTGTGTAGACTGGTTTAGACCCCCCTCCCACAGCGGTGGGGGTGAGCGCCAATGTGCCTCACCCCCACCATTCTTTCCACGGTGACCCAACGCTGCGATGGCAATCACGGCTACGAGGTCGGCAGGCAGTGAAGAAACGATCGCCAACGGCGATGTGGCCTGGTCTCTGTCCGGCGACATCACAATAGACAACAGTTCACCTCGCACAGCGTCCGCCTCTGGTGACGATGCAATCGTCACGGAGCAGACGTTCCACGAGATTCGCGGATTCAACTTCGGGTTCTCCGTTGACAACATTCCCAATGACGCCACGATCACTGGCGTCGAGGCGCGCATCAACCGGTGGTACACGGAGGATACAGCAGATGCCGAAGTCGTTGACGTGTCCGTCCGCCTCGTTGTCGATGACGGCTTCGGCGGACGAACGACCACAGGCACATCGCAGTCAGCGGCCACATGGTCCACAACGTTCACAACGACGGACACCATAGGCGGCGACGGCAACACATGGGGTGCAGCACTGACTCCAACCGATGTCGCCAACGCGAACTTCGGCGTCTCCATCATCGCCAAGGGCAAGCAGAAACTGTTGAATGTAGGCACATGGGCGGCCACAGCCAACATCGACTTCGTGGAGATGCTGGTCTATTGGACGCAGCCCGCAGCGCCGATCTCCGGAATATTCGGGTGGCTCTGCAACAAGAACAAGCATGGAGGTCGTAAACTCTCCATCCTGAACCCTTAGCCTGCGCACGCACGCACGGAGGACGCACATGACGACATCTCAGCACAAAACTTCGATCGTTGACGCTATGGCCGCTGCGGGCGTATCGCCCGTTGTGCCGGACATCCGTTCATCTGATGCGGGAATGCTCAACGATCCGTTCAAGTACATGCTCTCTCGCAGATTTGGACTCGTCCCCCTGCTCTGGTTCTCCGAAGCGCTCTCCATAGGCACATGGTGGCACCTCTGCGCTGAGGGCGTCTACGAGAAGGACTACGGCGTCAGCGAGTTCCAACGCCGATCCGCCGCTCGTCTGGAGGAGATCGAAGCATTGCTCAAACTCCACGGTGTGCAGGAAGACGCCATCGTGGACATCATCGAGCGTGAGCGTAAGAGCGCTCTCAAGGCTGCTGCGTGCTACGAAGCCACCATCAACATGCCTGTGCACATCGGCTCCATGCTCAAACACGGCTTCGGCACATGGCTGCGGCAACACGACCGCAGACCCCTTGCCCGCGAGCGCGATCTGCGCATCGAGATGCCGGACCTTGCAACCAACCTCGTCGCCAGGCCGGACATGCTCGTCTACGATCCAAAGGCTGGTGGCGTGTGGATCATCGACTACAAGACCACTGCATCCTCCGCCATCGACTATTGCAGGTACGCCGCCGCCCGCTTCCAGACGATGCACTACATCCGCGTGACGCATTGGGCATTGCAGCTTGGCGCCTTGGCCGAAGAGCTTGCCGCCATCGGAGCGCAGAAGAGAACCGAGTGTCTCGGCATGGTGCACTTCGTCGTTCGCAAGCCAACCATCTCGCCAAGCTCAGTGGACTGCCCATACGTCTACGAAGCCGAATCCGCCAAGACAGGCTACCGCGGCTTCGCAGAGAAGACGCCCAAGGGCTGGCGCGTCGTCGTCATCGACGCTGACGGTGTAGAGCATCCCAAGACAGCGTCCAACGAAGATGACGCTGTGGAAATCCTGTGGACTGGCGTTGGAAAGAAACCATCCAAGGTCCGCTCCAGCGTCCACGACTACCATGCCTACCTCGCGCGCGTCCGCGACTGGTACTCGTCTTCCGAGCGAGTCGCCGCCGACGTGGTCAACATGTCCATCACGCCAGCCGATTGGGTTCTCGACCCCAGCCGTGACGCCGAGTACGCCGGAATCATCGGCTGGGTGGCCCGACTCGCGGACGCTCCGCTGGACTTCGAGCACTACCCCCGCATAGGATCGTCGATCCAAGCGAACATGAACAGGAGGCCAAGCCCATATGCAGACTTCTACATCACAGACCCAGAAGAGTGGCCGGAAGTCATCGCCCGCAACCGATTCATCGTCTCCCACAGAGACCGTAAAGACCGAGCGGAAGACTTCGCGGAAGCCCAAGCCAAAGCGGAGGCATGACCCCCCTCCCACAGACCAGTCTATGAACAATGCATCCGCCAAGCCTTCCGCCAAGCCTTCCGCCAAGCGCACCGTCTTCGATGCGTTGCTCGAAGCGTCTGCGGACACCGTGCTCAAGCCTCTCATTCGACGCCTTGCAGCCGAACGCGACGCAGACGGGCGTGGGCCCTACACCTCGCTCACCGAGCTGCGACGCGACATCGAAGCCGCACTCAACGTGGCCATTCCTGAGAACCGATTCGCCGCTCTCCGCAAAGCGTGCGGGCTCACCACCGTTCGAGTGCTCGACATCCTCATCGATGGACAATCCATTTACACGCCCGCTGAGATGATGACCCCCCTCCCACAGCCGAAGGTTGAGCCGCAGACGGCAGCCATGAATGTCTCGGATGGCGACTCGATCGGTCAGACCGCCGACCTGATCCGTGAAGCGCTTCGCGCGTCAACGTTCACGAAGAGAGAGCAGGACACCGGTCAGCCGAGCGTTCCCGACGACATACCGCCGCCGACCACCGTGGACGACCTCATGAACATGGAGCGTATTCCGTAATCGTCAGTCGCACGCACCACGCATCCGGCGTAGCGCGTCGGATAGCAAAGGAGGACAAGCATGGCAGCAACCACAGTGCCCAAACAGTCAGCCAATCGTCCCACAATGGACGCTGCGCCGCCTGGCTCGCTTCGCAAGTATTCCCGCTTGCGGGGCATCTCGGGCGTGCCCATCGTCCCGCCGCTGTCGAAGCAGACCATGATGATCGCAGGTCGAACCGGCGTCGGCAAGACCGCGTTCATCCAGTCGTGCCCCACGGGCTACATCATCAACACGGACCTGTGCGGAGTGACCACGCCCCACTTCAAGGCGACCATCTGGCCAGCCGTCTCATCAGACATGCGTCCATGCGAGGCCGCGTCGCCCCGCGAGGTGGGCGCGTTCAAGGATGAGGAACTGTCCGAGCAGGTCGGCTTCGATGTGTGGCTCAAGCCAGTCGAGATGACGTGGGACGCAGTGCTTGAACAAGCCAACATCCTCGTCAGCCTCGCCAAGCAGAACGTGCCTGACCGTCCCGAGATCGTCTTCCTCGACACAGTGGACAGCACGATCCGCATGCTCCAACCGTGGGTCGCCGCCAAATACGGCAAGGATTCGTTCGACGCGTTGCACGGCAAACTCGGTTGGCCCGCCATCTGGGATGAGGTCACCGGTTTGTGCCGTCGCCTCACTGCGGCAGGCTACGGCTTCGTGTATGTGCTCCACCTCACGGACAAGATCGTCTACGAGAACCAGGAAGCGTCGATCCTCCGCAACATTCCGCGCATCACAGACAACTTCAGCCTGCAGATTCAGGCCACGTGCGGCATCTGCGGCGTCATCGACATCACGGAGGAATCGTGCACCGAGAAGGTTCCGCTCAAGGATCGCAACGGCAATCCGATCCTCAACGCCCAGGGCAAGCCACGCACTCGTGATCGCGTGGTGACCGAGCGTGTCCATACGCTCAGTTTCGACGCCAAGGTGAATCGCTACGCGGCCAAGAACAGAGTCGGGTTGACTGACTTCCTCGGAGCGTCTAAGCTCCGCCTCCCACTCGACGATGGATGGGGCGCGTTCGCAAACGCCTACAACAGCGCACGCAAGGCGTTCATCGAACGCATCAAGTCCGACATGACCGGACCCGCGTCATCCGAGAACGCAGCGCAGGACGCTGCACCGGACACTGATCCAAACGAGTCTTGACTCTCCCGCCGAGTTGCGTATACTCGGACGCTCGGGAGAGCACGCACCACAGACCGAAGGAGGTCTATGATGGAAGGCATGCAAGACAACCCCATGTTGGCCATGTTCCGCGACGCTGTGCCGTCATTCGGCGGCGGCGCTCGCTGGCCAGGAGACGAGACGAAGCGCTCGTCGGTTCACATCGTGACGCTCGTTGACGCCATCTCCGAGGAGGGCGAGTACACCTACAACGACGGGGAGGTCCGCAAGATGCTCCCCTGCCACATCGTCCATCTCGTCTACCGCTACGACGACGACGACACCGGCCTCTCCTACGAGTTCCACGGTCGTCCCGTCTACGTCCCCACAGATGATGTGACGCCGGAAGAGTTCGTCGCCATTCCGCAGAACATCAGCACATTCCTGGAGATCGGCGCGAGGAGATTCAACGGATGGGTCACTCACTTCCACAGTGATCCGACGGTCCCGCCGATGAAGCGGTTCGAGGCTGTCAAGAACGCCATCAACGCCGCCCACGAGTCCGGTTCGGAGGTTCTCGTCGAGCTCTTCATCCAGCGTCGCCGTGGGGCGGGCGACTCTGAGCGAATCTATCGTGACGACTACATCCAGAGAGTCGTCAGCACCTCGGCGTGAGCACGCAGTCGGGGGATTGCACTGAAACATGCCTACGTCCTCCGTAGGTGCGTGCGGCTCGGCCGGGTGTAAAATCCCGGCCGGGCTTTTCAACGGCGACAACCGCCCAAAGGCGCAATCACATGCGCATCGACACATCAACGCACAAAGGGCACATCGAATACGCTCCTGGAAGGTATTCCAAGCGCATCCCATTCTACATTGCGGAAGAGCCGGTCTTCGCTCGCATTCCGTACAAAGTCACCAGACACAAGAGTGACGGATCGCTGGACGAGATCACGTTGCACGCCCCTATTGGGCTCAAGGGTCTCTCCAAGAAACAGTGGTCCTCGGGCCGCGCAATCCTCGGCAACGCTTGCTTGACACTCGGATGCCGCACGATCGTCAACACGACGCCCATCGTGCGTTGGCTCTGTTGCGCAGCCGTCTTCTCAGGTCCCCACTGCGGCGACGACGAGCATGCACGCCGTGGCGTGACGGAGCACATAGCCGCATCGAATCCAAGCGTCTTCGACGAGATGGCTATCCGTCTCATGGACTGGTCTGAGAACCCGCCGACTGACAGTTCCTACGAGGTGGGGTGGTCGCTCAAGCCTCCTCTCCCACGCATCAATGTCCGCTACGGTAGACTGCCCTACCAGAACATGGACGACCCAGCAATCGTCGATCGCGTTCTTTCACGGGTGCGAGACACCGTCCGCATCTCCACGTCACGCGACTCCCTCATCGCAGCCGAGGAGTCAGGCGCGTGGCCAGCGCCAGACGTGTACACTCTCACGACGAGCGGTCCATCCACAGGCGTGGTCGGCGTGTTCCCAGCCATCCACGCCATCGCCTTCGCGATCCCCACGCACCGCAGTCCATACGCACAGGCATACGCACAGCAATCCCTGGAGGCACACCCATGAGTCAACCCATCAACGATTCCATCTCCGTGACCATGCTCAACGGTTCGCTGCTCGTCTGTCAGGACGACCTGCCGGAGCAGATCGGAGAGATCGCCGTGCCCGCCGCCATGCGTCAGGCGTCCCGCCCCCAGACCGGCGTCATCGTGGCGCTCGACGAGTCGGCCTCGCCCAACCTCTCCGTGGGCGATCGCGTCGCCTTCGCCGCCTACGCAGGCTGCGTCATCGCCCTCGGCGGCGAGCGATTCCTGATCCTCGACGCCGCCAACGAGGTCCTCATGAAGATCGAGGGGGACTACAAGCCCGAGCTCAACATCACGCCCAACCTCTCGTAGGAGCCCCCCTCCCACAGCCAGTGGCGGCCTAGAACGTGTCGAACGGAACGTTGGCCGAGAACGGTTGAAATCCTGGCTCCTGAGCCACCGCCTCCCTCGGCAGCAGATTGCGCCCCCCTCCCACAGCATCCCGCACTGCGGCAGTGTTTGCACCTCCTCGCTGATCCGCAGGCTGACCTGACTGGATAGGCAGGGCTGTGGGAGGGGGGTCTTCCACGCCCAGCGCTCGCCTGAGCTCAGGCGGGAGGCTCTTGATTGTCCGTTCGAGACCCGTCGTCGTCAGTTGCCGCTCGAAGGACCGGAGCCGCTCGCGGGAGATTTGCATGGGCACACCAAATCGCCGTTCGAAGTCGCGTGCGATCTGGTTCGCCTTGTCGATCCGTCCGATGGAGACCTCGCGCAGGTATGCCCTCTTGAGCTGGTTCGCGGTGTCTCGCTGCTGGAACAGACGCCTGACCTGATTGCGACGCTCGCGGAGGCGACCGAAGTCTAATCCCAGACCGCCCAACGCCAGCGTAGCGGCGTCTTCGAAGCCGAGCAGGGCGCCGGTCCTCGCGTCGAAGATCGGGATGCGCCCGTCCTCCGTCCGCTGCGAATAGTCCGCGAACGTGTCCTGCAGGGGCGCAAGGATAGGGACCAGCGACTGTTCCTGGTCTGGCAGCACGTCCGCCAACCGATCGAGCGCGATGCCTGCGGGAAGCACACGCGAAGCCGCACGACCGAGCCGCTTGGAGAGTCGCACATCGGTGTCCGTGACGATGCCCGCGAAGTCCTTGAGCACGCCTGTGATGGGCGGCGCAATGCCTCGACCTTCGGCTCCGAACAGCAACCCAGGAAACTCCAGCGTGATCTCCGTGAACCCCTGATCACGCAGGTCCGCGTTGAGCAGGTTCCTCGCCAGCGAGATGTAGATGGACGAGACGCCGATGCCGCGGATGATATCCGTGGCCATGCCCAACAATCGGCTCTCCCGTCCGGCCAGCGTCGGCGACGTGATCGCCACGCCCGTGAAACTCCGCAGAGGAAACTGCAGAAACTGCCGGAAGACCTGATTGGCAAGAAACTGCGGCGTGACCCGCTGCGTCCCAAGCGCAGGCTGAAAGATGAGCGGCGTGTTCAGGAACGTGGCGCCGAACTGCGTCTCGTTGACGAACTCGCGCACCTCAGTCCGGAACCCTGGCGGAGCCTTGCCGAGCTTCGCCGCTCCCTGCTCTACACCCCTCGCGATCCTGATGGCATGCGCGGCGACGTTGCGGTTCAGAATCTCCACCGTTTGGAACGGAGCCAGCAGAAAGTTCAGGGAGAGCAGCTCATCACGCACGCCCGACGGCCTCGTGAGCGCACTGAAGCCCTTCGGGCCAGTGAACGCAATCGAGTCCAGCAGTTCCAGAGCCTCCTGACCGGCGCCGATCTCGTCGAAGAACTCGAACGCCTCACGCCCGATCTGCGCACGCTCGATGTTCGTGATCGGGCGGAATCCGAACCTGCGGAACCGCTCCTTGAAGTACGTCCCGAACTCAGACAACGCAGACGAATACGCCTTCACCACATTGGACACGCCGCCGAAGACAGTCGCCAGCTGGAACGGCTGCAACGCGTTCTTGGCAACCGATTGCAGATTCGCTCCAAGCGCGCTCTTGTAGATCAGGGACGCTGCGAATCTGCTCGGCAATCCCTTCACGGAGTCCTCGTCGATGGGCCCACGCGCAAGCCTCTCCAAGCGGCTCACCAATCGCTCAGCCACGCCGCCAGTCCGCTTCAGAGCCTGGAACGCGTCCGTGCTCACCAGCGCATCGAGCGTCTGCCTGCCCGTATGAAACGCTGCGATCGTCGTCGCATGCTCCAAGGACAACCGCCCCATGAGCCGAGGCACGACCACATCCGTCACCACACGCCGCGCGTGCGGGTCCTGCAGTAACTCGAAGTCCCTGCGTATCGCATCAGCGACCGAGAATCCACCGATCGGCGCACGATCCGGTTGCACCTCCGAGAACACCTCATCGAAGCCTGCTGCGCCCCGCCGTCCTCGCTCGAAGCCAAACGTGCCGACACGCAAACCCCGCCGCTTGGCCTCCTCCACAGCCGCCTTTGACCTGATCTGCGCAGCGAACACATCGTCGCCAGGCGTTCTCGTAAACAGCGCGAACGTTCGGCTGTTCTCCTGAATGTACTTCGGCACAGCCTTCGCAGGATTGATCGTCTGGAACAGCACGAAGTTCCGATCCTCTTGCGCAGCCTTCTCTATCTCCGCAAGCACACGACCCTTCGCCTTCTCCAAGTCAGCCGTCGCCCCGAACGTCTCCTCTATGTACTTCAGATCATCAGGATGGAACACCGGCGACGCCGACGACCTCAACACAGCGCTGCCGCCAGGCGTGAGCTTGATCTTGTCCTGCACAAGCCTGCGCACCTGATCGCCGGTCAGCGTCTTCCCCGTCGTAATGTCGTACCCAAGCCGCGTGTTCCTGGGGAAGAACGAGATCGAGTTGTCCTCCAGACCCTTCAGTATCCTGCCCACGATCCCACGGAACTCGTCGAACGACACCTCAGCCTCACGCACCCTGTTGAGCGTGTCTCCGAGCAGCGATCCGATCAACTCAGTGCCAAGAACCGGATCACTCCTGGACGTAATCACAGGGTCCTTGATCCCGCGGAACACACGCAGCAACGCATCCTCATCCGAAAACACCTCCCGCAACGTATTCGTGAACGATCCCCTCAACGCATCCCTCAGCGTAACCAGGCCCGACTCCCGCAGCGTCTGCTCCACCACAGCCCTGTTCGCAAGCTGCGGCACATCCTTGGCGATCTGCTTGAGCCTGCCATCCGCCGTAAGACTGTGAATCAACTCCTGCGCGCCTGGTCTCGCCATCCCCGCAAGGTCCAGATATAACGCAGTCATCGCCTTACGAACCCTATCCGCCTGCTCCACATTCAGCGCAGGATTCGTGTAGTCCAGCGTGTTCACGCCAAGCGCACGACGCGCCTCCTCCAACGCCGGACCCAGCTCATCAGCCCGCCTCCTGATGAACGCCGCCATGTCGTCCAACGCCTGGAACGACGCTGCTCCTATCCCTGTCCCCCTGAGCGACTGAAGCGGCGACGCCAACCCCAACGTCTGCAGGAACCCAGCATTCTCCCGCACAAACGGGTGATACTTCGTCGCCACGTCGAACAGACCCGTCTCGACAACCTTGCCGCCGAGTCTGCCCACCACACGCTTGCCCTTGCCCGCAGCCTGCTCAATAGCCGACAAACCCAACGCCGATGTGGCGAAGAACAACAACGTAAACGGGTCCGTCGCAATGTCAATCAACGCATCAGTGATGGACCCCCCTCCCACAGCCTGCTTGAGGCGTTGGATGATGGAGTCCTGCTCGCGCACGGACAGCGTGCCAGGCGCAAGCACCGTGCGGAGAGCACTGCCCGCCGTCAACTCACCGTCGATTGCCTGCGTGAAGATCGTCTCGGGAGCGTCCGCCAATCGCGGCGGACGCAGCCCTACGAGACTCCTCAGCTGCAGCTCACGAGCCGCAGCCTCCTCAAGCTGTGCAGGCGACAGACCCTCCACACGCCTTACACCTCATGCGTGTGGTACCGAATCGCCACATCAAACGGCATCGAGGCCCCGGTCGTCGGCGTGCTGTTGAGTCGCAGCACGAGCGTCTGACCCTTCGTGACCTTGTTCGCCCCCTCCACGCCGTACGCCGAGACCACAGTGTGCGACGATCCGCCGGCGCCGTCGATGGCGACAGAGCCTGTCACAGCCGTGCCCGCAGTCGCAATGGGATCAGAGCCCGCAGCCACCGCATTCAGCGTCGCGCTCGTCACAGTCGGCGCAGACCCTGCGCCATATCGCACCGTGACCTCATCGACGTACAAGTCCTCCGGCGCGATAGTCACGATGTAGTTCCGGTCCGTGGTGTTCGCCGTTGCGCTGCCTGTGAGCACACCCACGTGCGCAGGTGTCTCACCATCTCGAAATGCAACCGTCATGGTTGTCTCCTTGTCTGTCTGTCCCTCGATTATATCCCGAGCAAGTCCTCACGCAACGCTTCCTCGACACGCTGCCTCGGAGTCCCCTGCGCCACGTTGGCGTTCATGGCCATCGCCAGACTCAGCTCCTGCAGCAAGTCCCTCCTCGGCTCTCCGATCGGCACAGCGCCCCTCGGCAGCCTCCGCCCTGCCCGCAAAGCAGCCGCAAGCTCAGGATTCGCTTGGGCCATCCTCGCCTGATTGATCGCCGCAAGCTCAAGCAACCGCTCCGTCTTCAACGTCGCACCAAGCCGAGCCGCAGCCACCGCAGGATCGAACTGGGACCCCCCTCCCACAGCCTCTGCGGATAGACCCCCCTGATCCAGACCTGACGCAGACCGGAAGAATCTGTCCGCAACGAACAGCCCGCCAGCGCCCGCCGCCAGACCCGTCCCCACCGGATTGTCCAGAAACGCGTTCCGGCTACGTTCGAACGCCCTACGAACGATCCGCTCACCGAACCCTCGCCTGCCCGCTGCAGCCACAGCCCCACCCGCAACCGTCTCGCCCACAGGCGTCGTCTGCGGCACACGGAGGAGCCGACGCAATGCCCGAACCTGCGCGTCCTGACCCGTGATCCTCGCGTTCAGACGCTCTGCTGCCGTGACCGCTTCGAGGTCCGCCTTCCTCACCGAAATGAACCGGAACGGCGTACGCGATCCGTCAGGCCTCAGGAACGACACCTGCACACGACCAGGCGCCTTGTCCGAAATCCGAATCGCCGCGACACGAGCATCCCTCGGCAGACCCAACTTCTCAGCCACAGAGCCCACCGCACGCAACACGTTCTCCCGTGCAGCGAACCCCGCAGCCACACGCGAGCCGACACGACCCAGCGCAGCCCTACCGCCGCCCAGCGCAGATCGACCAAGACGCTCCAGAAGGCCAAGACCAACGCGAATCTGGCTCATGTCACCGGCCTATCCCCGCCACGCCCAGCACCGCCAACGTGTCCAGCAACGTCGGCCTGTCACGCACAGCGATCGCATGGATCAACGCCTTGTTCTGCTCCACCAGATCACGCAACTGCAGCAACTCACGAGCACCGCGAACATCACCACTCAGCAGATCAGCAACATCGAGCAACTCGCTCGTCGCCTCCTGGTCAGACAACGCAATGTCCAGCAACGTCCTCTGCGTGGCGTCGCTGAACACAAAACCGGCCCTCGCCTGCCCTTCGATTGCCCCCCGCGCAGCGCCGCGTCGAGCCCCTGATATCGAACCCGTGATCCCGCCTATGACGGCTCCGGCTCCTGCGCCCAACGCTGTCGTCAGCGGATCAGGCAGGATGCTCCCCACCAGAGCGCCAGTCAAGGCACCGCTCGCCGCGCCGCTCGCCGCGCCGCCGAGAGCGCCTCCAAACGCACCGTCAGCCATAGCACACCTCCTCCACCTCACACGGCTCTCGGATCAGTCTGCGCACTCTGGGTTGCGCCACGCCGAGAAATGTGAACTGCCCGCTGCCCGACACGTACTCACTCGGCACGCGCAATGCCCACAAGCACAAGCCTCGCACACGCTTGAGCTCGACCGGCAACGACCACAGAAACGAGCGCACACAGCGCTTCGCTGTGAACGGACCTTTGTATGGCTTTGCCTCAAGCAGGTCTTCCAATCCGACCACGCTGGGGTCGAGAGCCTCCAGCGTGCGCATATCGACCATGCCCGAGTCCGCCCTCTCCATGATCCGGACCATCTTGTGCGACAGCCTTCGCACATGATCGGACGGCAATATGTGCTTCGACGAGCAACCCATGCCGACGACCTCACGGTCTGCTCGCAGAGCCGGACCTCAGCGCACGCTCCGAGAATCTACGAAGCAGATCAGCCTGCAGCTCCGTGGACTGGACCTGACCTTCGGACACCGCTCGACTCTGCTCATCCTCGAACGCGGAGATCAACGCCTGCAACTCTTCCTGACCCGCCATCGCAAATCCCAGTCCATCCGGGCCGAGGAACGACTCGGGATTCGACACGCCCGCGGCGCGCAACTGCTGGCGCACTCGCTCCTCCATCAGATCGATCGTCCGCTGCGCCTTCTCCGCCAACGTCGGATCAACACGCCTCAATTGCGCAACGAACGATGCGACCTTGTTCGGATCGCTTGTCAGCACACCCGCCAACTGCGACACGTCCTCCAGCGTCTGCCTCAGGATGCGAATCTTCCTCTCAGGCGGGTCAACGGGGATCGCCAGCCCGCCCAACTCAGCCGGAGCCGTGATACCCATGAGGGCCCGGCGCAGCTGAGCGGCGCGCTCCTTCGTGAAGCCACGCACCTTCTCCGATCCAGGCGTCACGGAGAACTGTTGCAACTGCTTCTCGATGCCCGTGATGATCCCATCGAGCGCAGCCTTATCGACGCCGTTGTCCGCCAACGACTCGATGATCTGCCTGCCGAGGTCAACGCCGACCTGTCGATCCGCTGGCAATGCCTGTCCCGCTGCACGCAGCCTCTCGACAAGAGCAGCGCGGTTCGCGGCGGTCGTGAAGAGCCGCTTCAAATCCGACCTTGCTTTGTCCACGTCCCTCGCCCCCGCCTCATCCAGGGGCAACGCATCGACGAGGGCTGAGATGAAGTCCTTTCCTGCGAGCGGGAATCGCTTCGACGAAAGAACGCCAGGAACGACCTCAGCAGTCGTCGTGGCGAACTTCGTAAAAAGCTCATTCTGTCGCGTGAGAACGCCAGGATTCTCTTCATTGCCGATGAACGCATCTTGCAACTCCGAAACCAGTCCGACATTCCCCTCCTCCACAATCTGCTTCGCGAGGTTCTGCGTCACCAGCGCCTTCTGCGCCTGCTCCTCACGCTCCTGCGCCTTGATGAGCCGCTCCTGCACACTCTTGGCGATATCGACCTGCCCCTCAAGCGCAGCCGCCTGCAGTTCAGTCTGAGTCCGCAGCATCTCACGCTGGGCTTCCCGAGCCTCCTGCGCAAGGCGTTCCTGCTGCTGTCGATCCAGCTCAGCCTGCTGCGCCGCGAACTCCTGCTGCGCCTGCAGCCTCTGCATCTGCGCCGCTTCACGCTCACGATTGATCTGCAGGTTCGTCTCGTTGAGCCTCTGGAACTGTTCGCCCCTCAGCTGTGCGAGCTCCTTGTCCGCTTTGATCTGCTCCTGCAACGCCGCCTGCTGCGCCTGCAACTGGGCCTGCGCGATCCGAAGCCGCGTTGCAGCCTGAATCCTGGCTGCCAGCAACTGTCGATCCGCAACCCCCAACCTCGTCAGCGCATTGACGCTGGATGCAGCCGCAGGCGTAACAGGATCGACCACGTTGACCGCAGGTTGCGGCGTCGGCCTCGACAATCCAACGGCGTCGACGAATCTGCTCATGGTTCAAGCCTCCGGCTCACGCCCTCTTCGCCGCCTCGAACGCCGACAGCGCGCTGAACAGCGACACCACGGACTCGGGATTCGCACGGACCAGCTCAGCCAACTGCGCCCTGCCCTGCAACTCGAACTGCAACGCCTGCGCAAGCGCACTGGATCGCAGCGAGGCAGCCGCCTGCGCAAGAGCCGCCTGACCCTGCTGGGCCTGTGCAAGCTGACCCGCAGCCGCCAACCGCAACTGGGCCCTCGTCTCATTGAACCGTGACAGCAACTGCGACGTTATCTGGCTTGTCTGCCGATCCACCTGGTCCTGCAACTGCGCTCTGAGCTGAAACGCCTCTCCAGGCTTCAACTTCTGCCCCGTCTGCGGGTCGAATCCAGCATTCAACGCTCTCAGGTTCCGCTGCAGGTTCCGCTGCAGATTGCCCGTGACCTGACTGATCTGCTGCGACGTGAGGTCCTGGAATCCCTCGATCGCCTCATCCAGCCGTGCCTCAACGTCGCCGAGCTGCTCCTGCCCCAGCTCAGACAGCGACGACGCAGCCTCCTCTGCGCCCTCCAGGAACCTGTCCACACCTCCAGTCAGCGCACTCTCGAAGCTCTCGATCTGCTCCTGATTCCGCTCGAACTGCGTGTTGGCCGCTTCCTGTTGCCGTTGCACGTCCAGCGAGATCGCAGGCAGCAGCCGATTCCCAGCCCCGCCAGGCCTCTCACCCAACGCCTGCACGAGCACATCGAGATTGCCCTCACCCCTGCGGATCGCGTCCAGATCGAGCTCTGTGGGGTCCTGCCCGCTCCTCGCCGCCGCGAACGCAAGCTCTGCATCAGACGGCGCTTGTCCGAGCACGGGGAATCCATTGTTGCTTGGGAACAACCTAAACCTGAACGGACTCCCAAACGGATCAAGCGCATCAACTCCGACTTCACGCCCCGTCAACGCCAGCTTACGCGCAAGATCAATGCGTTGGATTATCGCAGGATTTTTGGTCTGCCGTAGACCTAACGATTCTGAAATTTGCCTGAGTACATCGCCAAGCAATCCTGTGTCTGATGCAGCGGACAATGGGTCTATGCCCAAAAGCGCATTATTGAAAAGCCTCCCAGGGCTAAATCCATTTGAGATGCTAGTCCCAGGCTCAAATGCATTACGAACATTTCGATTAAGGCCGAACTGGCCCAACCCGAACAATGTCTTGAATGCGGTCATGGCGGATGCCTCACGGCGTATGCCTCACGGCGTATGCCTCATGTGCCAGGCCTCGCGGTCCGTTGCGTCTCCTCAATCCTACCCTTGGCACGGACTGCGAGCAACTTGTAGTCCAGCTCAGGGCAGAACGTCTGAACGCCCATAGCCGCACTGTTCGACCGTGGCGACGACTTCGCGCTGATGTTCGGATCAATGCCCGTCGCCGTCAACGGAGCGTCCCACGTGCCCGATCCGTCGACGACGCTGCCCACTGACGTGTTCCCCTGGGCCATCGGCGTGCCCACCACAGACGCCGATGTCTTGTCGCCCTCATAGAACAGACCCTGAAACTTGGCGTCCACCGACCCCGCCGCAGCGCCCCCCACATCCGTGAACGCAGCCTGGATGCTCTCCACCTTCTTGATCCGCATGTGGTCATTGTCCTCCAGCGTCACCCTCTCGTTCACCTGCACAGGCAACGCTGGAGACACCACGCGACACACCACAGGATTGAACCCGATGCGGTCCCCCCCTCCCACAGCAGAGGGGTCTGCCACCGTCAGCGTCGTCCCATTCACGCGTGCCGTGACCGTCGTCGATCCGCCGATTCGAGACGGCGTCGCCGAGTCGAGCACATAGACCTTCAGCCCCACCACAGCGTCAGTCGAGATCGAGTCCGCAATCGTGATGTTGGACCCATTCACCGCGCTGACCGTGGTCCTGAGCACATCCAGACCCTCATCCAGCCACTGTGACTGAGCCTTCGATCGGTCCACATCCCAAACATACACCGTATACGTGCCCGTCGAACCCGATCCCGAGTTCCGCAGCGCAAGCGCACGATCCACCAGCGGAGAAGTGTCGTCGCCGATGAGTCTGTGCGTCGTTCCACGCACGATCGTGGTGAACCCCATGTCCTCATATTCCACGATCCTGCCCGTGTTCAGCCACAACGCAGCGCCGTCCTGCGTCTGTGTGTTCACGATGAAGACAGCGTTCGCCACGGGGTCATACGCCATTCTGATCTTGTCCAGCGAACCCTGCCAACGCCTCCGAATCACCTCGTTCATGTTGGCGACATCCCTGAGGGCGCCGGAGGCATCGACCACCTTCAGCCCATTCTCGCTCATGTAGTACACGAGCGTGCCCGTAGCAGCGCTGGCGCCGGCTGACGTTATCCCGAATCCCTCATGCGCCGGCGTCACGTCGAGCAGGAACCCCTCCCTCTTGATGAAGTAAATCCTCGTCTTCGCCAAGCCTATGACGATGTCGCCCAACCGCACGAGCTCAACAATCTCATCCGAAATGCTCTCAGGCACGTAGATGTTCGCCACGGGGAACGCTTCGGAGTTGCGATCCTCGAACGACGACCACATCAACGCGCCTGAGTCGAGCCCGAACTTCGTTGTGTCCACGTCCTTCGGGTCGAGCGTCGTTGCCACATTAGGATCGCCCTTGATCCGAGACACCAACAGAGTCCCGTCGTATCCCACACATTCACCGCCACGCGGCGGCTCCAGCAGAAACTGCCTCGTCTCGTCAAGCACTGCCGACAACGCCAGCGACGCATCGCTCTTCTCGTAATAAATCGCCGAGATTTCCTGACCCGAAGCCTTCCCAAATGTCGCCCCACTATTGGACGCGACCACCGCATTCTTGAGGTCATAAATGCCGTCCAGGAACAGAGTCGATGACGTGAACGTTGCGTCCTGCAGCAACGCCGATCCAGGCTCGATCGAACGAAAGAGCATCACGGAATCCCAATCATCAGGATCATACGAAATGACGAAGTAGAACACGCTGTTTATCGGCGAACCGTCATCGTTATTCCATGCGACATCGTTGCTGGTGACCGTGATCTTGTTGGACAGCGGACTCTTCCTGCCCGTCCGTGAGTCGAGCATGGCGAACGCGAACGTATAGGTCCCCACGGGCACTGAGCCCTTCTTGGGCGATCCGCTCATGGCGTCCACCAGACCATCGATGTCCTCCGTGTTCTGATATCCCTCCGTAACCCACGGCCCAGAGAAACTCGGATCAGCAGGAATCGCAGACTGACCGTCCGACGTAAGCTCATACACATTCACCGCATCGGGCCCGATGACGGACAGTCTTGCGAACGGTGGGTCTTTCTGCGTCGTTGAATCAAAACGCACGTGTCCCCAGAATGTCTTGCCCTTATAGTCCAGCGTCGGTCTTGGGCCAACGCCCACGGAAACCGTTCCGTTCGGTCCGCCTGCAAGCGTGTGCGACAAAACGCCAGCGCCGTCCACATCGAATCGCAAGATCGTGATCTGCCGTCCACGTATCCCTATGAACAACTTCCGATCGAGCGTCGTTGCGTCCCACGGCTGCGTTTCATCGACGCCGAAGTCAGCCTCGATGGTCAGGTTCTGGCTGGCGTCGGACCCCTTCCATGCGCGCACCCACACGTTGTCCCGAGAACCAGCAGGCTTGCTCGGACTATGCGTCCGCACGACCACCCCGTACACCTCATCGTTCTCCCCTGCGCGCATCACGAACGACCGCATATCCGTAATCGTGTAGTCGTTCGGAGGTCCTGCCGTTCCGCCGTCCCACGACGATGCTCCAGTCGGCAGCGTGATCGTGATCGCCTTCTTCCACCCAGGCGCAGGCCGCAGATGTCCCTCCGTAGACCCGTCCCATCCGGTCAACTCTGCGACCACCTGATCTCCGTCACGTGTCCGCCACGGAGCCCCTGCGCGGGACAGCGAGCCAGCCACACGCAACCGTGTCGTGGGCATCGTCCATTCCGATCGCAGGCCAAGGTGCTCAACCGACAAGCTTTTCGTCTCCCAATCGCTCGTCAGGCGACCACAGCAGCATCGCCCTCATCCCATTCAAGTCCTCAGCTCCTGGCGTTCTCACACGCAGCCCAAACGCGTCTCGCAGCGTGTCCAGGCTCGCCACCATCACCGGCCGCGCCGACGCCTTACGGAACCGTATACGATCCCTCGACCGATCAGCGTCATCGTCGTTCACGATGGCCATACTGTCAGCGCCTCCACATTCCGCGAGTCATCCCTCGTGAAGTGATCGTGCAACACACCATCCATGTTCGTCACCCTATCCGAAACCGCCTTCGCCGCAGACGCGAACAGCCGTGAATGCTGCCGTTCGAACTTCTCAGACCTGCCCAACGCCACGCCCCAGCTCACAGCAGCAGCCTGCTTCACCGCCTCCGCCGCATGCGAAAACTCCATCGGCGCAATCTCATATTTGATCCCCCCTCCCACAGCAGTGGTCATGGCATTCCTCACCGTCAACGTTGCTGTGCCCGCGTTGTAGTTATTCGACTGCGCCGTGATGATCCGTTCCTCCCACACGCCCGTCGCTCCATTGAGGATGCGGAGATAGCAGCCCAGATACGCGTTCTCACGCCGATCGAACAGGCCCAGCGAGGGACTCATGGTCGCCTTGAACGTGGTCGATGTCAATACCTCACCCAGATTGTTCGTCCCGTCGTGGTAGTGCACCCACACATCGCCAGTCGGTATGTACCACAACTCCACATCGGAAACATCGGCTGTGGGAGGGGGGTCGAACCGCAACATCGAGCCTTCCAACCGCCACACCGGCGACGATGCGCTGCGTATTGTGCGGTGGTCCACCTCACCGACGATGACTCTCGGTCCCGTCTTCGACATGAGGTAGATGCCTCGCACCTCACCGACGTTGGGCGGCAACTGGTAGTCTGCCTGATCCTTATTGAGAGCGAGCGGCATCCGCATGACGACTGGAGCCGACGAGACCATCTGCACCATCGACCATGTGCTGGCGATGGCGGGCTGCACGAACTTGTTGACGATGTCCTGCGGCGTGTACTTGCCCTGCCCAAACGCCTCGTCGAAGTGATCGGCGAGCCCGTCGAGAATGCTCCAGAGGATCGAGCCTGTGCTGTGCATGGTCAAATCCCCGCCGTCACACGCCTCGTGACTTGAGGCCGCGCTTCACGGTGTCTTCCACCTCTTCGGTTCGCTCATGCTCAGCCGAGATGGCGACCTGACCCCGCTCCAGGATGTACGCAGCCTCCTCGGCGCCCTTCTTCCGCATGTGCTTGGCAAGACTCATGCGATACTCCCTCCGCGCGTCACGGTCCGCCTGCTCACGCTTGGCCTTCTCCACGATGCGCCGAGACACCTCCTCCGCATGATGATGCGCAGGTCGCAGCCGGTTCAGCATCACGCTCATGGAGGGCACATTGCCTGCTCCGCCTCTGTTCAGCGACCCATTGAAGAACCACAGCGGCGTGACATATCGACGCCACACGGAGTCGCGACGCCACATGCCCAGGACCCACTGACCCGTTTCCCGCACGATGAACATGTCCAAGTCGCGCCACCACCGCAGACCCGCCCTGCGACACGTCTGCCGGAGCACGTCCAACCAGCGACACCTCGCGACTCTGAGATGACTCTCTGGGTGGAAGACGTGGAAGTCCATGCCCTTCCTGTCCTGTGTGGCGTCATGGTCCCAGCGCATGCCCAAGTATACACGAACCCCGCCCCCACCGTCCACGGCGCATGAGAAACGGGCGTGCAGTTACCCACACGCCCGTCAGGGGATGCGTGACGCCTACGCGGCGTCCCGAGGTCCGCACTTACCTCGGCTGGCGGCGGCTGTGCCCCGCGTTACACCGACGCCAGAAGCACGTTGTCGGTCACGCCTTCGAGCACCATGCCAGGAATCTGCACAGTCGGGCGCATCTGCATGATGATCTCGCCAGGAATCTGTGCAGCCTTGTAGAACGAACTTCCGGTCCCCGTCGGCAGCGGAAGCAGGATGCTGTCCGTGCCGGTGACCGCAGGCGCCCAGAAGTCCAGCGGAATCTTGGCGTTCGGGTTGAGCCGACCGTCGCCGCGCCGCACGCCGGCGGGCTGCGGCAGCGTCATGATGGACCAGTTCGGACCGCCGCGGATGCCGAGTACGACGCCAGACTCCAGGAAGTCGCTCGTGAACCCGCGCACGCGGCCCATAGCGGTCTGAATCTCGAAGCCTTCCGTGAGTCCCAGACCAGTCAGCGCGCCGGGCCTGTTCGTCCGGTCGATCTCCGAGAACGCCTGTCGACCCGAGAACGTTCGCAGCCAGATGCCCGGCGCAGCGATCAGCGTGTCGATCGTGTTCCCGTATCGCCGCAGACCCCGCCTCGCCGTCTCGAACGCACGAAGCAGCGAAGTCTCCGTCGCAGGACCGAAGTTCGAGCTGTGGAAGGACTTGAACTGCGTGTGATCCGTCACGTCGATGAACCGCGTCGCCGAAGCAGCGCTACCAAGGAGCCGCTTATCGGCGTCCGTGGCGCCGCCCCACTTGAGCCAGTCGCGCCAGCCATACAGCCCATCGAACGTGGCGCCGTCGCCGGAGATTTGCTTCGAGAGAACCACGTAGTCCGTGGACGCGATGTTCGCAGCCCACGTCGCGAAGGTCGTCGAAGCACCACCGACAGTAGTCTCCTCGAAGACGAGCGTGACCTTGTTCTCGAAGATGTCCACACTCTGCACGAATCCGATCGCAGGATCGTTGGCGTTGCCCGACCTGACCGCATTCGCAGAGGTCCTGATCTCCACAGCCACGCCCGCGTCGCCGTAGCGAGCCGCAGCGCCGTTGGGCGGTGAGAACGTGACCGTTTTCGCGCTGTTGTCGGTCGTAAAGCCCGTCCCGATGTCCGACAGCTTGAACCGCTTCTCACGATCCGCATACCAGGAGAACGCGATCTTGTGGTCCAGATGCCTCGCGAAACCGTTGAACAGATCGGCGAGCTGCGTGGCGATGTTGGCCGAAAGCGCATCCTGACGAAGCAGCGCCAGCGGAATGGGGAGATTGGAGTCGATGGCGTACATGTCGCCTTCGATCTGGTAGAAGTTCTGCATGGCGCTGCGAAGCGGATCGGGCGACGCCTGCTGCAGAGTCTGACGAAGAATCCTGCTCGACACAGTGACGCCAGGATCACCGCCCAGCGTCGCATACGCAGGCGTTGTCGCCGCAGCGCCTTCGAACACACCGGCGAACGCCCCAGTGTACGTCTCGATCCACTTCAGGTTCCGGCCGATGCCCGCCTCCCGATCGCCCATGACGCGAGCAGGCTGCAGCACAATGTCCCGAAACACCTCATCCGTCTGCGCAAGGAATCGCTTGGCAGACGATCCGATGAGTTCCTGAACCACGTCCTTACGCAGCTCAAGGAACTGTCCAGTTTGAACCGGCATGGTTCACCTCTCTTGACCTACGGCTCTACAGCCCAGGCCCATGTGTCGTGTTCATGCGGACGCCGTCACGCCATCACACCGACATCTGCTCCCGCTGAGCTCTTGCGAGCTCCTGCAGGATTCTGTCCCGCATGTATTCGCGCTGGCGAATGTCCAGCTCGTTCGGCGGGACTTCCTTCGGGTCAGGAGGCGTGATCTCCTTGTCCGCGATTTCGAGAAGTGAATCCTCTCCGTCGCCAGCGAACGTCGCACGACCGAGCAGGTCGGGATCGCCGCCAAGCGCACGGGCCTTATTCAGCACACTCTCCGCAGCTTCACGCACTGCGGGTCCGATCCAGTCAATGTCAAACACCTCCTCCTCAGCCTTCTTCTTCTCCAGAATGCGGTTCGCCTCGACCATGATGTCGCTTGCAAGAACCGCCTGCGCCTTCTCGGCGGCCCCCTTGCCCCTGATCCTCTCGTTCACGGAGAGCAGTTTCTTGAGCCCCTCGTGCTTGTCGAATATCCCCTCAACATTCTCCTTGAACATCTTCTGCAGCGACTGCCGCTGCAGATCGATCAGCCTCTTCAGACTCTCCTCGTACTCCTTGGGCAGGGACCCCCCTCCCACAGCAGGGTTGGCGGCGGGGTTGGCGGCGGGATTGGCGACGCCATTGACGGCACCGTTGACGGAAGTCGGCGGCGTCTCTGCTGGGACTCCTGCGCCGGAGGGCGGCTGAGACTGCGGTTGGCCTACCTCTTGACTCATGACTCTGGCGACCTCCTGCTCGATGGACTGCGGGTCCCACCCCGCCAGCGAAAGGGCTGCCCTGTATGACCGCTCGATCTGCTTCGGGTCTGCGGACGCAGCCTGATCTGGACTCGGGAACAGCGATCGCACCGTCCGTTCGAGCTGCTCAGCCTTCTGCGCACGCTCAAGCAGCTCCGCCACCGTGTACGACTTCCCACCTACGACGACCGGCACGTCCAGATTGATGGGGCCCGTGGACGCACCGCCGCTGCCCGCAGAGCCGGACGACGCCGCAGTGGACGCAGGAGCCGTCGCAGGCGCAGTGTTGGCAGTCTGCGCAGGATCGACTGCAGTCTGTTCAGACGTGATCTGTTCGTCGGCCATACGGTCCTCCTGTCATCATCCCCAGTCACATCCCCAGTATAGTACCCCGCAATCCTCGACCATGCAAGTCCACGAAAGTCTCACTGCGGACCAGGCAACGCTCCCTGCGGACCAGCGGCGACTGCGGCTAGTTCATCGGCCTCTGGAACCTGCGGCGGCAGAATCGGTTGCAACTGCCTCACCAGCAGATCACGCCAGTCCAGAAATGCATTGATGATCCGCGGATCGGCGGCTCGCATGACTGGGCTGCCCAGCAATGCGTCTAGCTCCATGAGCTGCAGACCAGGCAGCTCCAGATGCTGTCCCACGAAAATCTGGGCTCCCCGTTGACCGTCGCCGTATAGCGCAAGAGCGTTCTGCACGAACATCTCGTGGGCGCTCTTCTCGGATTCCATCCACATGGCCCAGTCGATGCCCTCGTTGACGGCGTGCAGCAGGAACCGCTCAGGAGACGAGATGCCAGCCTGCAGCAGCGTCAACGCCTCCTGCTTACGAATGGCGTCGGACCGTGATGTCTCCTGACGCACAGAGATCGCGACGCGATCGGGATCGGGCAGCGAGTTCTCCGTGAATCGAATCTCCTGCCGATCGAAGTCGATCACGGCTCCAAGCAAGCCCAGCGACAACTCCTTGATGGGAATGGCGTTGATGGAGCCGGACAGAATCAACTCGCGAACAGTCTGCGACAACGCCCATCGGTAGAACCCCTTGAACACGTCCACGTAGCTGCGGAACGCAGGCGTCAGTGACTGCTTGCCACGCTCATCCAGGAACTGCAGACCCGACAGCGAGTCCACGCGTCCCTTGTCCCGCAGGATGTTGGAGATGGGCGACACTTCCTGCATGGCCTGCTTCAGGAACGCTGCGGTGCGGCCAGGAGTCTCACCTGCGTTGACGGGCTGGAGCACGATCGGGTTGAAGGTCTGCCCGCTCATGGTCAGCTTCGGATCGGTGCTGGCCATGATGAACTGCATCTTGCGTCCGTCGTCCTCAGCAAGCGTCCTCTTGTTGACAACGCCTTGCGGGATCAGGACCACGGGATATTGATCGGCGTCGCGGACGTTCTGGATCAGGTCCTCCATGAACTTCTCGAACTCACGCACATACGAGAAGAGCATGTCGAACATGCCTGCGCCGTAGGGATCGCCGGTGTCGATAAACGACCGCCACGTCAACGGACACCGCACAGCCGCGCCGATCTCAGTGAAGTCCTGATCCTCGATGAGCGCAGAGCCCGACACGATCATGTACCGCGAGCACGCGCCGTCCTCAGCCTCCCAGAGCCACAGCTCGCGAATCTTGACGACGGACTCGACCAACTTCTCTGGATCGGCGACAGCCGTCTTCTGGAACGCACGACCACGCCTGTCGAAGATCAGGTTGGAGCCGCCGGAGAGCGCCTCATCGATGCTGTCGCCAGGCATCAGACTGAACACGTCCATCAATGGCAGCAGCCGATTGATCGCCCTCGCTCCGAACCTCTCACGGAGCCACGACACCGTGACTATCCGCTGTCGGACAACGCCCTGCTGCGTCGTGTAGTCCGTGGAGATCGACGGCCACGGAAACACGTTCATGGGATGGACGACCTCGGGATGCCCGCTCAAACCGCCGCGCGGCGTGTTGGCCATGTGTCCATGCACAGCCACGCTGCCGTAGTACGTGAGAATGTGGGCAATCTTGCGACGTGCCGTCTCAAGGACAGACGTGTCCGTAATGGAGTCCAGGATGACCTGCGCGGTGGCGGCGTCCCTGATGGATTGCAACGACGAGCCCACGCGCGACGTGACTGGTCGAACGTCGAGGCTCGCCAGCATCCCCTGCACCTCGTTCACTTGGGCCAGCAGATCACTGAGAGCGAGGGGTAGTCTGCCCTTCCGCTTGTCATCGTCTGCCAAGTGCAACACCGTCACGTCGCCTGTGGCGAAGTTCGGCTTCACGAACCGCCGCACACCATTCAGGTACGCATGAGCCACACGCCACCGCAGTTTGCGCGGACCAAGGCGGGATTCAGCAAAGTCCGCATGACTGGAGACAAGAGCGGCCTTGTCCCTCGGATCGTCAGGGAACTCGAATGTCAAGCCTGTGGTCACGTGAGCCCCTTGCCCGAGCGCGTCTCGGCTGTGGACCCCCCTCCCACAGCAGTCCAGTCGGCAGTCCCCGCAGAGGCTCCAGACCGGAGGGCGGGAGGGGGATCATAGAGCGGTCTTCACTTCACCCCCCGATTCTACTGTACGGAGCACTGTCCGTCTAGCGTCGCGTGATCGGAGGATTTCGGCGAGCACGTCCGCTCTGTGGGCGTAGGGAATGCCGGACTCGTCCACCGTGGCGCCGTTGCGGATGCGTTCGAGGATGTCTTCGAGCGATTCCTCCTCTGGGCCCGTGTCCGGTCGCTGCAGAGCTGCAGGCGTGCGCACGATGTGTTGGGGCATGGCGAGCACCGTGTCGATCAGGTCGTCGTGGCGGAGACCGCAGTCCTGCGCAGTCGGATTGAACCCTTCGATCTGGAGGAAGAGGTCAGACCACGGCTGACGGTCTCGCATGAAAAACGGCAACTTGATCTTGCCGTAGTCGAAACGCCACTTGGCGGACGCGATGCGGGACGCCTTATCCGTGAAGCCAGGTTTGTAGGGCACGATGGCCGGCGTGTGGGACACGCCCATTGTGGAGATGGCGTCCGTGCGGATGGACGCAAGGAGTGCGTCGCACAACTGGATGCCCTCGCGGATAGCCTCGGGGTGGATGGTGGGGACACGCCACTTCTCCGCCATAGCGAGGATGGCGTGAATCTGTTCATCCAGCGTGCAGCGGGACTGCCACAGGTCGAGCACGAACTGCGAACCGGATGGATGTATGGCGATGACTGCGGCGGTCTTGTAATCGGACGTTGGACCTGTGGACCATGAGGTGTCCGAAGTCATGAAGACGAGGCATTGCGAGAGCAAATCGGGGAGGGTGGCGTCGTGGGTCTCGCCATCTTCCATCCACTCGATGACGGCGGACGACTTGAGCGGCTCGGTGTTCAGGAAGCCGTCTCCTGTGCCCTTGCGTATCCACCAGCCGTGCGTGTGCTCCGAGAGTTCGCCGAAGTGCAGACCGTCTCCTGCGCCTGGCGCGCCCATCATCTCGGCGGCCCACACGTCAGGCCCCATCTCTCGCCTGACCTCGCCCACGGTGCGGACGGAGGCGTCGAGGCCAAGGCGTTCACGTTCGGCTGCGTCGATGGGGATGAGGTGAGGCCAGAACGAGTGTTCGCGTCCGTCCTTGTCCTTGTAGATGGCGGGCACGAACATCTTGCTCCACGAGCGGAAGATGGGCATTTCGCCGATCTGCGAGCCGTCTGGACCGACGACAGTCTGCATGGCCGACCACAGCAGGTGTCTACGGCTCACGAATGTGCCCAGCCACATGAGTTGGCTGTCCATGTGTGTCATCATGGGCAGGATGATGCGCGTGATGAGGCGTTGCATCTGGGCGCGGAGTTTCTCCATCGACGTGGAGCCGGCGGGATCGTATTCGGGATCGTCGAGGACATAGAGCAGTGGGCGTAGGCCGCGCTGGCGGGAATCGACGCCCGTGAAGCGAATCTGCGAGCGGTTGACGAGCGAGAAGTAATCGACGCCCGTTGAGCCTTGACCGGACGGCGGCTTGAGCGTGCCTGCGTCGTATTCGGGTCCGAAGTCTTCAGCGATGCGGGGATTCATGTAGCACTGCTCGCGAAGCCTCTCGGCGTGTGGCTTGTAGACGGACTCAGTGGACGTGCAATAGACGCACTTGTAGACGGGTCTTGTGACGAGTCGGAGCAGGATTTCCTTGAGCGTTGTCGTAGACTTGGCGGAGCCGCGGGGGAGGACAGCCATGCTCAGGCGGTGCGTGGCGTGCATCCGCATGAGGAGTTTGTGACACAGCGGTGTCGGCAGAGGATCGGCCTCGTAGAAGTACGAGTTGAAGATGGTGTTGCCGTCTTCGTCGTATTCGGGTCGGAGATAGTAGGAATCCATGAAGGTGACGGAGGCTTCGTAGAGCGTCGCCTTCTCTTCAGTCGTACGCGCCTTGATGAGCCACTGTCTGCATGCGTTGACGCGAGCGAGCCGCTTGCCCTCCTCGGTCAGGGAGTCATAGTCGGGCGGCAGCGGCCAGTTGGGTCCATGCTTTACACGCTTCGCGAGCATGGCGTGACGGTGGTTACGTCGGCTGATTCGCCGATTGGGGCGACAGCGCGAGCATGTGGAGCATGGAGCAGGTCATGCGGATGTAGAGGCGGAGGAGGCCGTAGACGGTTCGCGCTCCGTAGTTGTTGTTGGCGAGCGAGCGCATGCAGTTCTGACCGAGCTCGCCCTTGGCCAGCGCTCGGATGCGTTGGCAGTGCTGTTCGACTGCGTCTGCGGGTATGAGGGCGACGCTCTTCTCAGGCTGGTCATAGCCCAGGTTTTCGTAGTAGAGCATCATCTCGGCGTGGACTATGGAGACGAGGCGATCCATCTCCAGGCTGCAGAGCGCGTCAACCGTCAACGCCACGATCGAGTCGATGGGAGTCGTCTGGGTCGTCTGGGGGGTCGTCTGGGGGGTCGTGGACGGCTGAGAGTCCGTTGTCTCCCTGGCTGTGGGAGGGGGGCTCTGGCGGGATGAAGGCGATGTGTTCGCCGGTGATGTCTTCCGCGATGTGGTCTTCGATGGCGGCATGGTCTTCGATCTCCTGTGTGGGCGTCGCCTTGTCGAGGATTTTACGGGCTGAGAGCCGCATCTCCACGGTGCCGTCGGCGTTCTTGCGGTATTCGGCGTGGGCCATGCGTCCGGAGGCTTCGACGCACGCGGCGATGACTGCGCGGAGTTCTCGGGATGCGGAGAGGGTTTCCTGCGGCTGGCCTGCGCGGAAGATGTCGATGAGTGTGGATGTCCACTCCTGCATTGTGAACCCGTTGCGTGCGCATGCGGCCTCGACGGCGGAGATGTCGAGGAGGGATTCGACGCGGTATGGCGAGATGGCCGCGGACGCCTTGGCGGCGGCCTTGGCGGCGGCGTTGGACGGGGCCATTGCACGGGGATGGTCAGGGTCACGAACGGTCATGGCTCAGTCGTCGATGGGCTCTTCGGCGTCTCCGTTGACGTACGCTGTCACTGCGCCGTTGCGGCGTCTCTGGGAACGCTCCATGCGCAGTGCGCGGACGGTGTTGGCTGCGATGGAGTCTATGGCTGCTCCATACTGGGAGCGGAGGTTACGGAGTTCCTTGACTGTGCTCGCCTCCATACGATGCATGGTCATGAGGTCGAGGATGGCGTCGCGCATGTCCTGGACTTCGGGATTGTCGAGGCGTGTGCGGAACGGGTGTGTGCGCCGTGATGGGTGCTTGGCGGGGTAGGAGCCGGGCGCGGCGAAGTCCCTCTGGCCCAATGCGGTGACGCAGTGGAGCGCGGCGGCGAGAGTGTAGATGTTGATGTGCTTTGAGCCGTTGGGCGCATAGATGACGGGCACGCCGATGGCGCGGAGGAACTTGTAGAACGTTCGCTTCGTCTTGAAGCCGAGGTCCAGGAAGTGTCTGTGAACGTCGTCCAGGTTGCAGAGCATGAGTCCAGGCGCGATGGAGACCATGCGCATGGGTCGCTCCGGATTGATGTGGGCTACGGACATGGGACGAGTCGGTGTTGCGTCACGGTTGCGCTGGCTGGGGAATGGGCGGTCCGACAGGCGGCTGAGCTGCAGCCTGGTTGAGGGCTTGTGCGGTGGGGAAGAGTCTGTTGAAAACCTCTGGATTGAATGTGGACGCGTTGGCGGGAGGCACTGGTCCAGAGGCATTGAAGATATCGGTGGGATTGAGGTTGGAGGACGGGGGTAGGGACGCAGCGAAGGATGCGCGTCGGAAGGCGTCTCCGAACTGTGCGGCTGCCGCGAAGTCTGGTGTTGGCTCCTGTGGTATGATGACTCTCGCATCGGGCTGTGGGAGGGGGGGAGGGTTTTCTGAGTTGAGCACTTGCGACACAGCGTTGATGCGGGCGCGGCGGGCTGCGATGACTGCGGCTTGCCGAGCGGCGGATGGTGAGATTTCACCTGACTCGATGCGAGGTTGGAGGGTTTGGAGCGCGTCGGCGAAGGCTGCTCTGGCTGCGTTCTGGATGGAGGTCCTCGCCTGGTTGAAACGTTGCGCGGGTGTGAGGGACTGTTGTGCGGCTGGGGCTGCCTGGACGCTCTGTGGCGCTTGTGTCGCTGGAGCGTTTGGGCTTGGCTGTGGGAGGGGGACATTGAAGGGCGCCGTTGAGCGCGAGCCTGCGGTGGTCTTGGAAGAGGCGCGGGATGATTGTGCTGGCTTGGTGGGTGCGCTGGGTGGATTGACGGGATTGAGGACGACGGAGGGGGTGGAGGTAGATTGCTGGTCCGTCTGGGCTGGGGAGGGGGGTTGGCCTGGTTGGGCTTGTGGCGTGATGACGACGTTGACTGAGGGGCGCTGGTTGGGCTGGGGGAGGTCTAGTGTGAGGATGCCCTTGAGCGGCTCTGAGAAGTCGAGCATGGGCGTGGGCGTCGAGAATCCGGACATGGAGGTTCTCCTGTGACGTACGCGGATGATGAACATGATAGCAGGGAAGGCTCGACCGTGGAGCGAGGGTCTGTGCTGGAGTTGCGGTCGGTGGCGCCCATGAAGGTGGCGAGGGCGCTACTTGGCAGGATGGATGTGTGCCTGGGGGATGTGGCGGGTGTGCATGCGGTGTACGAGAAGGATGGGATGCACTACCTGTGGAGCGGGTCGCAATGGAAGGAGATCGAGGAGAAGGCTCTTGAGGACTTCGTGTGGTTTTGTTTGGAGGACGCGGTGGTCGTCTCGGGTGACGATGATGAGGGAGATGGTGAGGAGGGGCGGAAGAAACTGAATCCTGGCGTGCACTATGTGTGGGAGGTCGTGAGGGCGTTGCAGGCGCTGGTGCGGTTCCCGTATGTGTGGGAGCCTGCGTGGGTGGGCAAGACGCCGGAGCAGCTTGAGGCGTTGCCGGACCCTGAGCATGTCGTGGCGTTCGAGGACGTGTTGGTGGACGTTGCGGGCTCGGCGAAGGCAGGAACATGGCGGGTGATGGAGCGAGGGCCGGACTTCTTCACAACGGCTGTGCTGCCGTGTCGGTGGGAGGATGCGCTGGAGTGTGGATGTCCGACGTGGGAGCGGGCGATGGACGAGTGGGGGTGCGGCGATCCTGTGTGGACCGAGCTCAGGGAGCGGGTGTACGGGTATGGGCTGATGCGGACTCGGAAATATTCGAAATGGCTGCTTGAGTATGGGAAGGTTAGGGGAGGCAAGGGGACTGGGACGAGGGTGCTGCGATGGTTGCTCTCAGGCAGTCAGTTCATGGGCACCAAGATGGATGAGCTCGCGGACAGGTTTGGACTCGATGGTGTGGAGAACTGCCGCGTGCTCGTGATCAGCGAGGCGCATGATCTGGATGGGAGGACGGGGTCGAGGCTCGCCAGTGTGATCAAGAGCATCGTGGGCGGCGATCCCGTGGTCATCAACGTGAAGCATCGGCGACAGAAGGCGAACGTGGTGCTCAGGGCGCTTCCGATTGTGCAGACTAATCCGATGTTGAGTCTGCCGAATGACGCGAGGGGTCTGAGCAGCAAGATGCTGGCGCTTGAGTTTCGGCGGAGTTTTGAGGGCGCTGAGGATTTTGGGCTGGACGAGAAGCTGCGAAAGGAGTTGCCAGGGATAGCGAGGAGGTTCGTGGAGGCGGCTGTGCGGCTGGAGGCGAGCGAGTCTGGAGAGAAGTTCGTGATGCCTGAGCGGAGCATGGCGGTGGTGCACAGGTTCGATGTGGAGAGCAATGCGTTCGATGCGTTCCTGAGCGATTGCTTCGTGCAGGCGCCGAAGGGGTGGGTGAATGCGGATGAGATCAGGCGGTTGCGGCGCATGTGGGAGGAGGAGACGGGATGCAGACTGTTGGATCGGTCAAGGTCGTCCGTGAGCGACCAGATGCTGTTGCGGCGATTGTGCGAGTATTCGACGTGGAACCTCGCGATGGCGCGGCGGTCGTGGGTGGATGCTGAAGGGACACAGCGGGTTTCGCGTGGACTGCAGGGCTTGGCTGTGCGGCGTAATATTGAGATAGGCGAAATCGAGTAGTGCGGCAGGTTGGATCAGGGTAAGGACCCCCCTCCCACAGCAGTGGTTGTTGTGGTGTGCGGGGTCTGGAATGGAGGTATGACCATGAGCGGCGACGTGTACGTTGGGATGTTTCGGAATCGTACGGTGCAGCTGGTGGATCAGTGCATTTTGTCTGCTGTTGAGACAGGTGACGAGATCGC